ATTGGGCTTTCGATTTCTGCCCAGTGTCCGCTTGCGTTACATTTGATACATGCTTGGTTCTCTGGTAGTTCGTTGTAGGTGGTTGAACACCATACGCAAATGATAGTTTCGATACACTTGGTTCCGTTTAGTTCACACATGTTTTTATCTTTCTACTATTTTTTACAAGAGGTAATCCCCCCTTGCGTCAAGGGGGGCTTACACTCATACGGGTTAGAACGCTTGCTTTGCCTTAGCTGCCATTACTTCGGCCTGAGCAATGTCGAAGTGAGACGCCACTTCTTCAACAAACTTTTCTACTTCTGCCTTTTGGGTAGATAGTGCGAACGAGCCAATGTCGTTGGTGGTGTTGCCATTGCGTGGTGTCCATACGACAATGTTAGCGGCAACGAAAGCGCCAATCAATTCGGCAGGGTTTGCTGGAACATACATTCCGCCTAGGTGGTGTTCAGCGGCTTCTACAAGGCTCTTGGTCTTGTATGCTGAAGGGGCGCTAGCGTCAAGAACGCATAGGGTGGTTACATAACGACCGCTCTGCTTTGGACCGTTGATACGGAACTGAACCCACAAACGCTGTTCACCAGTAGACTTTACATCTACGAAACGAGCGTCTGTGATAACGCCAGCGTAACGACCAACAGGGATAAGCGTGTATTCTCCGCCACCCGATACTGCGTTGAAGTCGAACGAAATTGCCTTGTTTTGCTTTGACATGATGTTTTACCTTATCTATTTTATGTTTTACGCCTACACGGTGTGTGTCTGCGTTACCAACCACCAAAAGAATCGAGGGGGCCGGCTTGTCGGTCCCCTCTAATCTTTCAACTAAAGGGGACCACGAACTAAAGTGGTGCGTGTAAGGGGGGTGCAGGGGGGAACGCCCTGCTTTTATCCCCTCATCTTTTCCACATACTCAACTAACACATCCCCATGGCAAGCCGCAGGCTTGCAAAAGCATCCTAATCTCATGCCTTCCAATTCACATAAAAGCACACTCAACAATTCCACATTTATGCTCAACATCTTTTCATATTTTTCAATTACCTCTTCCCTACTACCATCCTTTCCTATCACAAAAGGATTACCCCACTTACTACCTCTACCAATATAAACATCATATTCATCTTTATATTTATTCACAACAACGCTTTTCATTACTACCTTTCAGCAAGGACGAGATGCCCCAGCGTAGCGGGCATCACGACCTGCCAACACCCACAAATAACCACAATATCCACACCACAGGTTTTATTGGTGCCACCAGGAAAACAACTAACTATCTATCTATACGCAGCATGAACCACACAAAAATGTGCGCGGATTTTCCCTGCCCAAACAACAATAAAAAAAGGGCAGACCCACACGCCACAATATGCGTGTAGATCTGCCCAAACTTTTACTACTTCTTGTTGAACTCTTCCTCAGCGTCCAACTCAGCCTCATACAGCTCACGCCATACATTGTCCAACTCATACAAACGCTGGTCCAACGCTGCAATTACCTTCTTCTGCAAACGCTTCGGCCAACCAATGTCCTGCCCAAAGTCTGCAATAACGCGTTCATAAGCGTCAACAAGCTCCTGCAACGACTCCAACTGCAACTCAGCGTTTGATTTCTCTTTGATTTTCTTTGAAACGCCCATAAGGCTATCTCTCCTTGTTATAAAATCATGGCAAAGGCCATGTTTTTCGGATTTCACACGGCACGATGCGCGCATGAAGGGTGTTTTGAGCCTTTTTACATCTTGCTCGGGATGTGTTGCTAGTTTTTTGCTAGGTGTGCTTGGAATTGCCAGTAGAGCATCATTTCTCCGCACACATCGCATGTGATGACTTCGTTGTTTGATTTGTCATCGCCAGTCATCTACACGACCCCATAGTTCGGTTTCTGAGGGTTCTTTTCGGCCTTGGCTGTGTTCTTCTAGCCATGCACCGTATTTGAAGTCCTCGTATTCGTCCATGAGTTGTTCGATGTCGCCAATCATGTCGCCGTTGCCGTCGTAGAATACTCCGCCTACTTCGCTGAAGCATGCTCTGAAGTCTGCGAATGTGTTGATTCCCCAGTTTGCCATGTCTTCGTGGTTTGGTGTGTATTCTGTGATGCCTCCGCCTATGTCTAGGCCGGTGCCGTAGGATTCCCATGAACTGTTTGGGTTGCCTCCGGCTGTCATGTGACGGTATTTGTCGTAGTAGCTTGGTGTCCAACGTTCTTCGTATGCTGGGTCTAGTTCGACTACATTTTCAAAGTTGGTTACTACACCTTCGCTTACGGTGAACATTTTGCGTTCTCCGACTTCGTATACCCATTCGTAATCAATTTTGGCACGGTCTAATGCTGTGCATAGGATGTGTTCGGTTGATGCGAAGAAGAATGAGCCGTCTCTGCTTTGTGCGACCCATACTGGTGAGTGGTTGATTCGTGCTACTGTGATTTGGTTTCGTAGGTCACTGTCTAACCATGCTACTGCAGCGTCGCCGTCGAGCATACTGAACTTGTCTACACCGTATTTTTGCAGGATTGCTGGGATTACTGATGTGTCTACTTCTGGTAGCTGGTATGGTAGTTCGCCTCGCACTTTGGTGTGGTTGTAGATTACACCGTTGTGCACGAGTGCGATGTTACCGTTTGGTGACATTACTGGGTGGTTGTTGGCGTTGACTGATGCACTGCCGTGTGTGGCTAGGCGAGTGTGCAGGATAGCATTTTTTGCGTTGCGTGGCATGTGCCACATGCTTAGTTTGGATCCTGCAATGTCTCGTTTGTAGACACCTGATGATTTTGCATTTTCCCATGCATAACCTGAGGCCATTGAGCCTCTGGCTTCCATTTCGGTTAGTAACGCATGCGCTACTTTGCGTGGGTTGATTTTGCTTTGTTTGGATAGGCTAAAGCCACCGATTCCGCACATATTGTGTTTCTCCTTAGTTTGGTTGTGGGGGCCATTTCTGACCCCCACATTTTTTATTCAACAAAATAGTGGACCTAATGCGATTATTAGGAACACTGTGAAACTGACGCACATTGCGATAGTTTCTTCTACTTTATTTCGTTTCTATTTCTTCTCCTTTGGAAGGTCTGGATTGTATCTCATGTATACTGTCCAGAGTTTTTTATCTGGGTGGGTCACAGACAGGTTGTTTCCGCCTGTCTGTGCTACCTCGATTTGAGCGAATCGTTCTGAGATTCGATACGCCCAGGCGTGTGAGTTTACTTTCACTGGATATTCTGCCCATGCGTTTGGGTTTGCATAGAGTTCTTCCATGAATTGTGTAACCTCGTAACGGACTTTGCGACCTGATTTGATTTTTAGTATCTCTTCAGTGTCTACCCATTTCATTTTGACTTTAGCCATTTGACTAAGCAACCTGGAAGGTGCGTGTTACTTGACGGTAACGCGAACCGTATGGGTCTTCAACTTTTGCTGTTTCTTCGCTGAAGGTGAATCCGTATTTTGCGTAAATTTCGACGAAATCGGTGATGTTCTTTACTGCAAAGAAGTCAGTGATTTGTGCGCCGTTCTTTACGGTTTGGATGAGTCCACGAGCCATCCACGCCATGAAGGTGATTCGGTCGAAGCTGAAGTTACAGTCCATTTGACGGAACTCTAAAGTGCCTCGCTCGTTTGCTGCGTGGTGTGTGTTGATGGCTGTGAATTTGCCAACGTGATACAGAGTGTCAGTGCGTAGTGTTGCACTGATTGATTCTGCTGGAATGTGGTTTGCGTAGGTTCTGCAACGACCATCGTCGTCGTTTACATTACGGCCACAGATTACATCCCAGATACGCTGTGTGATTGCGTAACCTGCTAGAACGATACCAATCTGTTTTGCAGTCAAGTCTTTTGCAAAGACGTGAATGTGTGTTCCAGCGGTTTCGTTCTTTTCTGTGTCCTTGATTTGGTCAAGGAGCATACGAAGTCCTGGGTGCAGTGCACGGGTGATGCCACCGGTGGTGCGGAATTCGTAGGATACAATGTTGTTGCAGTCACTGTCGTTGCAGTGTTCTGGGTCGTCATTGTAGTCGTTGCAGTTGCCACAGTCGCATGAGTGGTAGGTGCATGAACGACAGTCGCATTCGCAACCGTCTGTGTCGGTTTCGTATGATTCTACTGAACCGTCTGATCCTGCTTCTACACCCATTGGTGTGCGAACACCTGAGCCTGGGTTTGGTGCTTCAATTTCCCATCCCCATGTTCTGGATACAATGTGGTTACCAATTTGTGTTTGGTATTTTTGTATCTCGTCTTCGATTGCCATCCATTGTGCTGGCTCTAGTTCTTGAGCTTGACGATCTGCAATCTTTTTGCTTAGGCCTTCAGTGGATTGGTTTTGACCGTTGATTCGCTGGTTACGCTCGTAGTGTGCGAAGTAGTCTGCGAATGTGCGGTTGTAACTTGACAGTCCGTATGCTAGGAATTCTACACCGAATGTCATGTCTTCCATTACAATTTCTAGCATTTTCTGCAACTGTGCTGAGTCTGCAAGATTGATACGGATGTAGTTGCCATCACTGTATGTTTCAATGCCTGCTTCGTTGAGTAGGTTGCTTAGTTCGTAACGGAACTGCATCCATAGGATTGCGTCGTTGCGATACTTTTTTAGCATTTCGTATGTTGTTTCTAGCAGGTAAATGTCCCCGTTGTCTGGGTCGCTTACTAAGCCTTTGAATGTGATACGACTTACACCACCGTAGTATGCGATACCTACACCGTTGATGTTGTTTGAGTCAATGAATGAGTTTAGTTCATTGATTGATTCAACGCTTATCTGTGATGCGGTTTCGGTGAATGTTCCGTGTGTTGCTGCTACTTCGTGTAGCTTTTTTGCGACTTCGATGAAGTCTCGGTTGAGATTTCTCATTTTTCCTTTTTTCCTTGGTTATACCTGAAAAGTTAGTTCTTCAGGTAGGTTTGAGTGGAACCAGCCCATGTATATGATTCTGGCGTAATCGATTAGTCCTTCTTGTTTGAATTCTTCCCAGTCTTGCCCGTGTAGTGGGATTAGGTTTACTAACTGGTAGAAGGATTCTTCTCGTTTTGTGATACCGTTTGTTACCCATATGTCACATTGGTTCAACGATTTGTTGAATGTGAACAGATAGTTTGGTATTACATCTACTTCTACGATTTCACTGTCGCCTTCGTCGATTCCGCGAAGTTTGTCAGTGATTTCTTCGTAACTGTGTAGTTTGCGCATTGTCTATTACCTTTTTAGTGATAGTGGTGAATAGTCTGGGAATACGAAACTTCTAGTTTGGTGGTAGAAGTGACCTGCATCAAGTAGTGCTTGGTTGAATCCGCTTTCTAGTTCTAGGTCTAGGTATTCGGTTTCAACTTCTTGATACTGGTTGTAGCGTGTTGGGTATTCCATGATTAGTTTGCCGTTTTCGTCGGTTTTGTTTGCTAACCATGAGTATCCGATGAACTTGTGGCATGGTGTCCATAGTTCGTCTACATAGTCTCTGATGTATCCGAAGTCTGCGTCGTTTTCTTTGAGAACTAGCTCGTATCTTGCTTCGGATGTTACAGGGTCTATTTTGTAAATTACTTTGAATAATTTACGCGAATCTCTTAGATTCATTTTTTCTCCTATGTTTAGTTGTTTGTTTTTATCGAGCCGTTGGGAGGCGAGCTCGTAGAGTCGCCTACCAAAGGCGTAACTACAGTTTTTGTTTTTTCTGTTGTTTCTGTTGTTTCTTTATTAGCCAAGGCGGACCCCGGCCTTTAGGGGTCGACTTGGGCCTGGCTGTATTTGCTGAATACTGTATGTTTAATGCTGAATGCTGAATTCTAAATGCTGATTGCTAATGTCACATTCTAAATTTTGTGATCTGTAGTGATGCTAAATGCTGCAGTATTATTTGTTGCTTTACACAGGTGCTTTTTTTGAAAAATATGCGGGGTTTTAGACGCAGGGCGGTGGTTTGAAAATTCTGCGCGGTTTTCATATTTAATTCCTAAAGTTTTGGTTTGGGTCTCTATCTGTATTATTTATATATATATTATTATATATAATAATTAGATAGACTGGGAGATTTTCATTTTGTCCCTTTTCTCGATTGAATATGGTAAATTATACTCTTTTTCTCATTGTTTTTATCATATTCAATTCCAATATCTAAACGCTACATCCGTAAACACTATTTATTTTCACTAATGAAATAGTATTTTTTTGAAGGAATAAAATAGTGTTTCTGGAAATAGTGTGGGGTAGTGGTGGTTGAATATGGTAAAACTTATCATAAATAATTCTTTGACTATTTTGCGTTTTTTGCTTGACAAGCCTCTAAAAAGGACTAAACTGGACTTATAACCAATCGATCAAAGGAGGCCCAAATGGCTAATGAAAGAGTTTACGATTATGCATTCGACCACGAAATTGCCGGTAGTTTGACAATTTCCATTGTTGGCAAAGAAAGTTGGAACCACGAAATGTTTGACAGCGTGGCCTATGACACATTGGAAGAGTTGGTAAAAGTGCCAGGCGATTGGAGCATGAATGATTGTTGGGAAACAACTTGACAAACATTCAAAAACCACTAAACTAGATATATGACAACAACACAAGGAGAGATAATGACTAAAAAATATGTAGCATGGGCTAGCATGACTGAAACTATCAAATACTATTTTGAGGCTCCATCAAAAGAGGAGGCCGACATTCTAGTTGCCAGAGTAAACGCTGGTTACATTGACCTTGAAGATTTGCACAAGGGTAACTTCTCCAGCAAGGGTTATGAAGTTTTGAGTGAATACCCGGAGGAGGCCTAAGACCATGGAATATTTGATGGACACTAAGCAGTGGATTAGCGGCGACAATTACACAGTCATTGCTAGGCGAGACCTTGAGACCAGACCAGTGTTTATTGTGTGTGAGATTAGCGTTACCACTATTGGTGATATTACTGTTCATGGCACATTCAGCACCTTTGATGATGCGTTGGCTCGTCAAGTAAGAGTTCATAAAGAAGAAGATGATTACATTCGTTCTTTCAACACAGTAGAGGAGTTGGTATAAATGCCAAAATACATTTTAGAAACAGTAGAAACAATAAACGGCTATTACGAGATTGAGGCCGCAACAATTGAAGAGGCTAGAGAGATTGCTTTGAGCGACGACTTTACCGAAACTTATAATATTGAGTGGGTTGACGGCTATACTGAATGGGACGAAGATTATATTTACGAATTCAAGGAGGCACAAAAGAATGGCTAAAGTGGTAGCGTTTTACACGCCAGAAGATAGTGTTTTGGTTCAAGCGTTTGGCACTCTAAAGAGTGCGAACACTTGGCCAGACCGCAACAACTTCTACCGGGTTGAGTATGAATACTTGACCCTTGATCAAATCAAAACACTAAGTTACACCCAGGCCACTTTCTTTGAAGTGGTTATGAAAGCGAGGAAAGATATTTATGACAACTTATAGAGTGATTGTTGCAAGCGAAGACCAGATGGTTTACACCAGCCCATTACTGAATGGCTTTGAGGCTGCTAGGGAAATGTTGGTTACTCAGTTGTTGGATACGGCTGAGAACGATTGGGCTGTTCAGGCTGAAGAGATTGATGCTGTTGTTTCTAAGGCTGAAGTGTTGACTTTGGAAGAGGCTACAGTCCCAGTTTTCTTAGGAAATTATGTTCACATAATTCTTGAAGAAAAACTTGACAACTAATTCCAAAACCTATAAACTGAATTTATAAACAAAAACCGAACAAAGGAGAACCGAATGAAAAGTTACTTACTACCATTTACTACTACCACTACTGGCACTTGGGAAATCCACGCTGAGAGCCTTGAGGATGTGAAGAAGATTATTGGCATGGGTTGGCCTTATGAGCATGCCCAGTATGAAGAAGTTGTTGATGTGAACACTGTGTGGGACATTGATGCTGTTGTCGTAAAAGAGGAGCAGCCTGACCTTGTGTTTAGAGATTACATCATTGAGGCTAGTCAACGCCGGTATTTGTCTGTGACTGTTCAGGCTGTGTCTTATGAAGAGGCTGAACTGATTGCTGAAGAACTACTGACTGAGGATTTCAAACTTGACAGCACCGACTTTAGTATCGATAACATTTACAGCAAGATTGAGGAGGACTAATACATGGCAAAAATGGCTAGTTTACAGGAAGAAAGCATGACATTACCAGATTGGTATATTGCAAAACTTGAAGAGGCATATAACATTACACAAGGAGAAGATAACAATGAGTAAAGTAAACACAGTAGAGTATTTCATGGAAATCTTGGAGAAGATGGATAAGGATGCCGAAGTGGCTATTCCGTTCATTTGGACTAAGGCAGATTTGGAAGACCTTTATGGTCAACCAGTCAGCGACTTCGATTGGTCTGGCATCATTGAGGCTTACAACACCAACGACTTCTTCTGTGAGGTATCGATCAATACGCTAGTAGATTATGCGGCACATGAATTGGGTGGTTACCCTGAGTAAGCCAACATTGGTAGAACACTTTGTCGTTACTTACAACCATTACACAGGCTTTTGGGGCATTGACCTCGGCCAGTTGGGTGAATTTACCGGCTCTGGTGATGTTTACGATTTTGAAACCTGTGAATGGTCTTACATCAACGACACACCGCTTGACCCTGCTGATGCTAAAAAGCGTGTAGGCTTTTTGATGGATGCAATTGCGGTCATGAACGACTTGACAGACCCAGAATAATCTGGTAGTTTAGATTTATCAACGAAACAAAGGAGAGATATATGAGCATTTATATAGCAAGTAACACACTGGTAGCAACAACCCCAAGGCACATTGTTACGCAGGATGGCATGCCCATCACTTCGTTCCGGGTTGCCGAGCCAACGGAGAGACAGAATGTAACCAACAACTGGTTTACTGTTACAGTCTTTGGCGACATGGCTATTTGGGCGGCCGCTAATGTTAGTAAAGGCGAGCGTTGGGATGTTCATGGCGAACTTTACATTCGCGACTGGGACAACGGCGAAACTACTGGCACATCAGCAGAGATTGAGGCTGCTCTTCTAAGGAAGACTGACAGCCCCGAGGACAATCACGAATGTAATTGTCCAAACCACAAAGGAAAAGAAAAACTAGAGAGGAAACGATAAATATGTATACAAACAAACTAATCATCAACGGAGAAATTGACGAAGTAACTTCAATGGCATCACCATTCACTCATGAAACGCCTACCGGCTTTTTTGATCGATTGGGTGACACCGAGGTTCTTGAGGTTGTCATTGGTCAGTCGCTTGGCGAGGGCTTGTTCACTGCTCATGTAGCGTTCAAGAGTTCGGTTGAGCCTACTATTGACGACCTGACCACTTATCTCAAGGAGTATGAGAACACTGACACTACTGTGTTCTTGGAAACCGAGAGCGGTATTCTGCTAGCGTCTGGTGGCGTTGGGGTGTCGGTATAGTATGACCCGACTATCGCCCCACGCAAAAGCCAGTCTTGATGCTCTGGCTGAAAAGCACTTGGCGTTCACTATTGCCAAGGCGACTATCGAGGCTGAACTCAAGGCTCAGTTCGAGGAGCGTATCTCTTCCTATCGCATGGATAGAGATATGGCTCTTCGGCTGGCTGACGAGGCCGGTGTGCCGCGAACCCAACTGGGTAAGGCTATTGGCACAACTAACTATAAGACTGTTCAGGAAATCCTGGAGGTCACAGAACACATGGCGCACACTCAGGCAGATGCGCATGGTAAGTGGTCTCTTGTGAAACTACCGACTGGGTTGTATAACTTGTCTATCTTTGAGTTGGGTGCTGGTTCAGCATCTGGTTCTGCCGAGATCGAAATGACTGATGACGACATTGTGTTTGTGTCGGGTGACGAATTTGTTATCCCACAAATCTATCGTGCAGGTTATTTGGAGCAGGTGTTAGCATCCAAGTAGTAGGAATACTTATAGTGCTTTCTCCACTTTGGGCTGTTCTTCCATATTTGTTATGGAGGGACAGCCGAGTGAAGAACCCTAAGTCTAAACTTTATGACCCTGGTTCTAGTATTGGGGCTATTGAGCAGAGTTATTGGATTGATAACAATGGCCGGAACTAGCAAGTTTGGTTGGTGTTTGTCACCTAACTATCACACAGAATGTATTGAACACATAGGAGAATTGGTTTGCACATGCGAATGCCATTCACCAGACAAGGAGAGCAAATAATGTATTATGACCATGATGATGACAGTTTCTTGCGAGAGATTGATTTTGAAGCCTACCAGAGCGATGTTGACTGGGTAAAGGGTATTGTTGATGAAGTTGTGCCTATGACGGAGAACCTTGAGATTTCTTGTTGGCTTGCTGACAGCGAAACTGCTGAGTGCGGCGTTGAGGGTGGGCGTTTTGACAAGCCTGTGTATGAGAATGACCCTGACGAATTGTTCAAGGTTATCAAGCAGGCTTACCCTGAACTAAACTGGGAGGTCTAATGGAGCAGCCACTAATTCCGTATCAGTATCAACTCGCTGACATTGACAAGATTGTTGCTAATGGTGGTTCGGGTATTGTTGCTACACAGGTTGGTGGCGGTAAGACCCTTATTGCTATTGAAGTTGCGAAGAAGATGCGCTTTTCTAGCGTTTTGGTTATCGCCCCTAAGGGAACGCACAAGAGGGCTTGGGAGCGCACTATCAAACGCCAAGAACCTTTGGCTACTGTTCGTTACATCAATAGCACCAAAGATGGTAAGCAGGCTTACGCTGATTTGATGTTGGGTCGCCCGGGTTGGTTTTTGATCAGTCCAGAGTTCTTCCGCAGGTTCAGTTGGTCTGCTTTCAAAAAGGTTGACATGGCTATTTTTGACGAGGCTCACCGAGCATCTAACCGCAAGGCTAAGACTGCTGTTGCTTTGCACTCTTTGAAGAGTGAGGCTCGTCTGGCTATGTCTGGGACGATTGCTGGTAACCGCATTGATGGCATGTGGTCTATTTTGAAGTGGGTGTTCCCTGACTTGGCTGGCCGGTCTTACTGGGCTTGGGTTGGAAAATTCCTAAAAACCCGCGACGATTTTTTCGCGGGGAAGGTGCCTGATGGAGAAAAAAATCCTGGGGAAATTGTTGCAAGCATTCCTTGTTACATCCGTCACCTCAAGCGTGAGCAGTGCTGTCCGGAACACCCGGCCGGTATTGATGGCCAGTTGCCTGAGATGACAGTAGAGGAACGAGTTGTGCAGCTGTCGCCTGAGCAGAAAAAGATTTACAAACAGTTGGAAAAAGATTTGTTGGTCTGGCTTGGCGACAACCCTTTGGTTGTGGATGTTCCTGTGGCTATGCGTGTTCGCCTACGCCAAATTACTTTGGGTGTCCCGACTGTCGCTGATGATGGGTCGATTGATTTCGATATCAACTGTCGTTCGTCTAAGTTTGACGAGCTGGGTGAAATCATTACGGACAGTCCTGTGGGTGAACAAATGTTGGTGTTGACACACTCGCAAAAGTTTGCTAGGGTCGTAGTATCAAGGTTGCGTAACCTTGGGTATCAGGCTGAAGAGTGGTCTGGTGCTGTCACCCAGAAACGGCGTGACGAGATTTTGGAAACTTTCATCGAGGGCAAGGTTCAGTTCATTGTGGCTGTTATCTCTGCTATTGGTGAGGGAACGGACGGCTTGCAGGAGGCTTGTTCAACAGTTGTGTGGTTGTCTAAGGATGACAACAGGCTGATGAACGAGCAGGCCGCAGGTCGACTTGACAGGCGTGGTCAAAAGCGTAGTGTTGTTTCGTATGAGATTATTGCGGAGGACACTTATGACGAGGGCCAACTGTCTAAGTTAGTTCGTGAACAGTTAGCAATGAATGAATCATTGCGCGAAAAGGAGAATGGTAGATAATGAAGATTCTAAATTTGTATGCCGGCATTGGTGGTAATCGTCGCTTGTGGGGTGACGAACATGAGGTTACTGCGGTTGAGTATGACCCTTCAATCGCTAAGGTTTATCAAGACCTTTACCCGAATGACAATGTGATCGTTGGTGACGCTCACCAGTTTTTGTTAGACCACTATCACGAGTTTGATTTCATTTGGTCGTCGCCACCTTGCCAGAGCCACAGCCGTTTCCGGTTTCACATTGGGGTTCGTTATCGCGGCACTAAGCAGGTTTACCCTGACATGAGCCTGTATGAAGAGATTTTGTTTCTTCAGCACAACTTCAAGGGTATTTATGTAGTTGAGAATGTTATTCCGTATTACAAGCCGTTCCTTGACCCTCAGCAAATCAACCGCCACTTGTATTGGGCGAACTTTGAGATTGGTGACTTGCCTAAGGTGACTGAGAACTTGCGTGATGCACAGATTCCACAGTTGCAAGTGTTGCATGGTGTAGATTTGAGTGGTTACAAACTAAAAAATAAGCGTCAGGTGTTGCGTAACTGTGTTCATAGTGAAACAGGTAAAGCGATTCTGGATGCCGCAATTAGAGGAGGTAAGAAATGAGTAAGTATCCATTGAGTTTCCCTCAAGGTGTGACTGTTGTGCCTAACACTTTGTTGCTAGAGGTTACCCAGGGCAATGAGGCCATCAGGATGAAAGAGCAGGAACGCATTATTGCGTTGTTATCTGATAGTTGCGAGTGTGATGGCACAGACGATGGTTACAACTACTGCATTTACCACAAAGCGGTAGACCTTATCAAGGGAGAGAACAAATGAATGAACGCAAAGCAATTACTGATTGGCTGAGAAGTCGCAGAGCGTCAGAGCCTATGCGTTTGACGATTGAGCGTTTGGCTGAACTAATTGACCAAGGCAAACACCTTGAACAGAGCAAGAGTGAGGGAGAGACCAAATGAGCGACTTCAGCGAAGGACATGACTTGGGTAAGTTACAAGGCAAGCGTGAAGAACAGTCACGCATTATCAAACTGCTAGAAGATAAAGGCGAACATGAAACCCTTGAGATGCCTACCTTAAAAGATGAACACATTAAAGAATTGTGCATGACTTGTAGCAACATCGCTCTTATCAAGGGAGATAGCAAATGAGCAAGACCATAAAGGTCACTGTGAAGAATGTGATCGAGTTTGAAGTTGATGATGATTTTGAAATGTCTAACTATGACATGGCAAACTTTGTTGCTTTAGCTAAGAAAGCGGTGCTACAAATTCCTCACAGTGCTTTGATGAATGATGCTAAATATAAGGTAAAAGTTAAGTAGACGACACATTAGCTTGTCACAAAAATGTGGGCAGGTTTACAGTAAAATAATATTAGGAGAGATAATGGAAATATATTTTTGTAAAGAACATAACGCTGGCGGAACTGCTAAAGAGTGTTCAAAGTGTTTAGAGGAATCTGTTAAGAGCCCACACGACCTGGGTTGGGCCTTGGCTAAGGCTAGCGAACTAGGTTTTGAGCGTGGGCTGATTCAGGGCAAGCGTGAGCAGCTTTTGCGTGTTATCGAAAAGCTTGACAGCGCCGGTATCATGACTGAGGTTGAAGCCTTTGAGCTGCTTAAGGATGGTAAGTAATGGAGGTTGTGGGTTGGATTGTTGGCCTACTAATTTGTGCCATTATTGTTATAGCGATTGGGAGTGATGAAGATTAGCGAATACGAAATCATTGATGAAGTAACTGGTGAGATTGTTTCTGTGAAAACAGAGGTAGACCTTACACTTCTTGAAGCATACAATCAGTGGGTGATTGACCGGAAACTGTCGCCACCTACTTATTCACCGCAAGAGTATGCAGAGTATTTGGAGGGTGAGTTCGCGAAGTATCGTGTAAAGCTTGCTATCGAATACATTGAAAGGTATGACTTGGACACTGCTTGGCCTCCTGAGATGTATCGAAGACTATTGGGTGACTTGAAGAATGCTAAGGAATGAAGTGACAGGTTTTGAACCAATATATAACCCAGTTAAACATGAGTTTATGGAAGAGGAAGATATGACTATAGAAGAACAATTTGCTGAAAAGCAAGCAGAGGCTCTGCTTAGAGTTGAAGCCCCTAAAAAGAAGAGCGCTAGACTAAACCCTGATGCTGTGCCAGTCCTGGCGACAGCTGTTGGTTTGGTTAGCATCCTGATGATTTCATCATTTGCAGTATCATTCACAGGCATTTATGAGGTGTCTGCGTGGACTGGGTTGCCAGTCAACTTGCAATGGTTACCGGCTTTGTTTATTGATGCCGCGATCCTTGCTTACACAATTTCATTGATCGTATTCAAGGCTCGTGGAGAGTCGGTTTGGAGGACTCTTGCGGGATTATCTGGTTTTGCTTTGGTATCAGTTGTTGCGAATATTGCTCATACCTTATCATTTTGGAATGGCAGTCTTGTTGACTTTCGTGCTTGGATTGGGGTTCTTATTACTGCTAGCGCTCCTATCGCTGTATTACTCGCTTCCGAAGAGATTACGAGATTGGCTTTTGAGGAACAGAAGTAGTGTCGAAGAGGCGAAAGCTTAACGATAGTCTCTACCCAGACCTCGGGGTAAAACCTGAGGCGGTAGAGCCTCTAAATAAGTTTCTTGACAAGATGCTTGAATTAGAGGATAATGGACAAGTAAGGAAGTGCGGCGACGATTTCTGGTCATACACAGAGCAAGAAAATCTTACAGCGGATGATGCTGAAGAACTATGTTATGGCTGTCCGTTGCTAAAACTTTGTTACGATTACGCAGTCGCTGACGAAATTAGTTGGGGAGTGTGGGGCGGAATTGACTTTTCGCCAGAAGATGATACACTATTTACATTAGGAGAAGAGGAGGACTACAAATGATTGCTGATTCAAGAATTAGAGACATGGCTCTAGGGCTATTCAAGCAGGAGTCTGCGCGTGACCAACAGAAGAAAGTTGGCGCATCAGATTTCAGCGACCCATGTGAACACCACCTGGCAAAGAAGTTGCTAGGCGCACCGGCCGGAGAGTTTAAATACTTCCTGGGTGCAAAGATCGGGACTGCTACTCATGAGTTTTTGGAGGCTCGCATTGAGACTGCTGACTTAGAGGAGTTCCCAGAGTTCAAGTCTGCCAAGATTGAGGAAACAATTATCTTGGGTGAGCTTGAGGGTTACGGCACTGTGAAGTCTAAGCCTGACCTTGTGCTTGTTGATGGCAAACACTTGGTTGACTGGAAGACTTCTAAGCGTGATAAGTCTAAGCAGTTGCAAGCTGTTGTTGATGGCATCGCCAAAGACACTAAGGCGGCAGCTGAGGCGCTTTACTCGTTGAAGAAGTATTACGCACAGGCACAGATTTATGCGTGGGGCTTGAACAAGTCCGGCACTGAGATCGATGCGTGTTCGCTAGTGTTCATCAACCGAGACGGCTCTTACGACCCGGATGTGTGGACTTACACTTTCCCTTATGATGAAGAGTTCGCACAGTCTATGTGGGATCGCTTGGAGCGTATTTGGAAAGATGTTTCATCAGGGCGCGACCTTGAAGACTTTGAGCGTGACCCAATGTGTTTCAACTGTAAGGTTATGGATGGTATCGATGGATAACAAACAGCTCCCCACGCTGGGAAGATTGAGCATGACTTTCTGGGTTGCGGTAACACCCATAATTGTGCTAAGATTCCTAATAGCAGCTTTTCTTTTCAATGTTGGTCTCGATTTGACAGACGAAAAGAAAACGCTTATACTGGTAGGACTAGGTGTTTACTTCGGTATCGCCGGTGTAGTAACAACTTTCAGAGCAATTAAGAACCATTCCGCTCTGAGAGAACAACTAAAAGAAATGCTATAAATGTCACAGGTATGTGATAAGCTTTCAAAACAAGGAAAATAAGGAGGAAGATAGAATGACTGAATTCCCAGCACTGCCGTTTCAATCGGCAATCAAAAAAGCTGAGGCTCTCAACACACCAAAAACTATTTTGGTTTACGGAGACCCTAAGCGAGGCAAGTCTTGGTTCGCCGCATCCGCGGCTGAAGTCGAGGCACTATCACCAGTATTGGTGATTGACACTGAGGGTGGTTCATCCGCTATTGCCCGAGACTGGAAAGATGTGGATGTTGTTGAAGTTGACAGCCACGAAAAGTTTCAGGCAACCATCTCTGCATTAGTTTCACAGCCACACAAATACAAGACAGTTATTGTCGACACACTTGGCGTGGCTATGGATCGTGCTGAGAAGTTCTTTGGCGAAAAGCCGGAGAACAAGAACAACAAGTTTGGCCGTTGGGGCGACCTGAAGAACTGGACGAATGATTTCATTCGTGCATTCCATGGCGCACCGTTCCTGTCGATCATTGTCACCCATGCACAGGATGACAAGGACGAGAACACTGGAGCTGTCAAAACTATTCCAATGCTACCTGGTTCATCTAAGGGGACTCTCCCAGCGATTCCAGACATTATTGGATACATGACGAGCGAAAAGACTGAGGATGGCATGCAGCGTGTGTTATACTTGCAGTCTTCCGATCGATTCGTCACCGGAAACCGCTTTGGTCTTGGTCCAAAGCTTTATGCACCAAGCATCAAGAAAATCATTGATGCAATCAACACCGTAGGAGGTAAATAATGACAAGCATTAACATTAACATTTCAAACGACGATCTAGCGTCGACCAGCTCTGGTTCATATGACCCGATTCCAAAGGGAACTTATGCAACCACCATCTTCACCGCGGAACTTGTTCCTGTGAAGAACGGCGAGAACGCCGGCAAGCCTCAGCTGAAGATTCAGTTGCGTGTATCTGAGGGTCAGTTCGAGAACCGCCGTCTGTTCACTTTCGTTCCGCTTTACACTGGTAAGGCTTTCTGGAAGACTAAGGCTTTCTTTGAGGCTCTTGGTTATGACATGGAGGCTGGCACTTTCCAGGTTCCTGATGTTACTGAACTTCTCGGTAAGGCACTAGGCGCTAAGGTTGCGGTTGTAGCTAACAGCGTTTCTGGTGAAGACGAGAACAATGTCGGTGGTTTCACTGGCGCTGCATCAAGCACTGACGAGTTGCTAAAGGGCATGGGCGCAATCCCAACTGGCTCTGTCGGCAGTCCCTGGGCTTAATGGGCAACCCTGAGCATGGTTTAAAACTGCTCACACGCCCCCACTGGTGGAATTCAGGCTCTTCTCCTTGGCCTGTATAGTTCGAGTTCGATTCTCGACCGGGGCACGTAAGACGAGGGTCTGAATAACTCTCGTGACTGCTACTACCTCCGAAGCCTTCACTGGCGGCATCGATAGTAACTGAGTTGGGTAAGCGTTCAGGCTGAGACCATGTAGGTGACCGTCTAGGAGGATAGAGTCGTTGGGAATCTCTTGGGAGACGAACCATGTTCCACGAACGACAACTGCCACCTTAGCTCCAATGGTAGAGCGCCGCCTTTGTAACGCGGATGTTATCAGTTCGAGTCTGATAGGTGGCTCAGGGCTCAGTTGAGCATAGAGTATATCGATCACTCTCTATGCGCAGGCTGGTGAGGTAATTACTCTGACGTGCTGGGCGTTGCCACTCTCCCAGTAAGGGTCTGGATGGTTTCGACTGTGCTTAAAGCCGTATACGGAAGTGCACAGGACCTGGGTTCGATTCCCAGCAGATCCACTATGCACCCATAGGGGTGCAGAAGCCCACAGTTCGGTGGGTTACTCTAATCGTAAGGTTAGATGTTTATGGTCTAGGGACGCCTAGACAAGGTTTGGTCTCCTGCGGTGCAAAACGACCAGGGTAGCAGTCAGTCCCTTCTGGGTTATATTGAGAATGCTTCAGGTGCGAGTCCTGACTACCCACGATGTGTGGTGGTTCGCACATTAAGGTAAGATTGATTTCTTATTTGGTTATTTGTTCATTGGTAACAGGTTGGCCCCCCTGTCTAAAAAGGGGCCACTTTGGGACATAGCTCAGATGGCAGAGCGTTCGACTGTTAATCGAAATGTCGCAGGTTCGATCCCTGCTGTCCCAGCGTTACAAGGAGAAGTATTACAATAGGAGGTATGATGCAAGCAATAGATTTTTTTGAAACAGTCTTAGGCACTGGCGCAGGGTATGCGACAATCGTAACTAAGGATGGTAGTGGCAACCCTACAGTCCAAAAGTTTTTCAGCTACCCTGACGAGATCGATGCCATGGCTGCTTACGCAAAACAGTTTGAGAACGAGGACGTTTACTTCTCGCCAATCCTGTTTTATGAAACTCGCCGTATCCGCGAGAACGCTAAGAGCGTGTCCGCTGTGTATTCGGATGCTGACACTTGCGACCCAAAGAACTTCCGTCTACAGCCGTCAATCATTGTCAAGACTTCTGAGGGTCGTTGGCATGCATACTGGATTCTGGATGCTGAAGCTGACCCGCACCGCGTAGCAATGGCTAGCAAGCAGGTTGCTTACGGACACAAAGACCAAGGCTGTGACCTTTCAGGCTGGAACCCTACCAAGCTTCTTCGTGTGCCTAACTCACGCAACACCAAGTATGGTGATGCACAGGTTGTAGAGGCAACTAACACTGGGCTTGTTTATAAGCTTGAAGAAGTTGAAGCAGCTTATGCTGACGTTAAAGTTGATGCAGTGCTAGAGCCGTCACTCGCGCCAATGCCGGAGATTACCCCAGACGTTATGGGCATTCTTGGCAAGATCAAAAGCAATACGGAAGTGTTGTCTTTGTTCATGGACGAGCCTGGCCCGAACGCAGACTACTCTCGCATGCTTTGGAAGCTTGAGCTAGAACTCTTCCGTCAAGGTTTGACTATTGACGAAGTGTTTGCTGTCGCTAAACACGCTCGTTGTAACAAGTATCGTAGACCAGACCGCCCAAAGCGTTCTGACCCGGACGGCGACCTGTGGCGTGAGATTCAGCGCGCCCAGCAAACTTTCCAAGTGCCTGCCGAGGTTGAGAGTGTAGAACCAATCTACATTGATGATGTTCCTGTTGAGAAACCAATCAGTCTGCTCACTGATGAAGAGCGCGCTATTGTGTCGAACACAGAAACCTTTATCGACAGGTATGTGAACTGGGCTCGCAAGAAGACTGATGGTGCTGTCGAATACCAGATTGCTAGTGCGTTTACTTTACTTTCAACCTGTTTCTCGGACATTGGTTACGCTACGCCAAAGTATGGCAAGCTTGGTCTGAACCTTTGGTTCATGCTGTTGGGTGAAACTACTCTGTCGCGTAAGTCAACTTCGCGCCAGCTAATGCTACGCACACTCCGTTCGTTTGAAAAGTTTGCTGGCTACCAGATCGATATCGGCTCTAACGTCACTGCTGAAGGTTTAGTAAAGCACTTGGCAGGTCGCGACAAGCTGACCTCGCTGTTCCACCGCGATGAAGTCCAGGGTATGTTTAAGGAGTTCGTGACCAAAACTTACATGGCCGCGGCTGCAGACCAGTTCACTGAACTTTACGACGGACATGTTCCTGTGGTTATTCGTGCCACTGGTGCGGCTTCTGGTGTCAAGGCTGTCCAGTCGGAACGAGCTGAAACAAACTTCCTAATGTATCTGATGGGTATCACTAGCAAGGTTGCTGAGATTCTAACTGTGGACTATTTCCGTTCCGGTTTCTTGGCTCGTTTCATTTATGTGATTGCTGATTCACCAGAGCGCACATTCGAGAGTGAAGCCATTGAGCAGTCTGCTGAAGTAGAAGTGCTTAAGCAGGATGACGAGATGGAAGCCATCGTGCGCACACTGTATGACAGCACTTTGTATTGGCAGAAGAAAGGTGCGCCTTTCCCACGCCCAGTCCGTATGACTGACGATGCGCTAGCTCGCTTCAACAAGTTCAAGTGGGACATGGGGAACTACTCCCAGGGCCACCCTAACGAAGAATCGATTGAGCCATCGCGTCAGCGCCTAGCACTATCGATCTGGAAGTGTGCAGTGCTTATCGCAATGTATGACAAGTCTGATGAAGTGGAAGAGAAGCATGTCCTTGTGGCTGTTCACTATGCAGAGCAGTGGTTTAAGAACCTTGTTCGCATGGCTGACTCAATCTCGGCATCAGAGTGGCAACGTGAAGTTGATGAACTTGAAGCTCTACTTGTTACTAAGGGTGGACGTATGCGTTATGAAGACGCTTACAAGAAGTTCGGTAACAAGCGTAAGCGTGAGTTCGACGAAATGGTTGACGCACTTAAATCACAGGGCCGCATGGTCGTTAGAACAGAGAACATGAGAAACTTTTTGGAGGTTACATCACGATGAATTCAATACTAAATCTACAAGCAATTAACCTGGCTATCTGGATTCGAGACAACGCTCTAAAGGTAGACCGCAATCTATTGATAGAGCAGATTCAGGCGCTCGCGGAATACGAGATCTTCTCGAACCGCCAGCTTGAAGCGATTTGCAAAAAGCGTGTAAGTTATGCTACCATCGGAGGATACACTCGCAAAAGCACTAAGAGCGGTGGCCGGCTAAATCCCGACACGCTTGAAGACTTGCGCGAAGTGTTGTTCCTGAAGCACAACGGACGTATCGCCTATAGCAATATCAAGAACGCTGTGGATAACGGAACTTCACAGAACATGGTCTCGCGGCTTACAGGCGTGGCCCAATCAACAATCAGTAAGCACTTTGGAGGAAACTAATGATTAAAATTTATACAAACCCTAACTGTGTCCAGTGCGACATGACCAAGAAACAGTTTGACAAGCGCGGTATCGAATACGAGAGCATCGACCTGTCAACTGTGCCAGAACTTCTTGAGCAGTTTAAAGCTGAAGGCTACATGGCTGCGCCTGTGGTTGTTACTAACCTTGTAACCTGGGCTGGCTTCAAGCCAGAGCTGATTAGCCAAGTTGCTCACCCAAGTTATAGAAGTAAGCTTTAATGTCTTTTGATATCAAGCAGGCTACATGCCTGAATGAAGACCCAGACATGTTCTTCTCGGACGATGAAGATGAACCGGACTGGGAGCTAATCAAGAAAGCCAAAGCCATATGCGCTTTGTGCCCAGTAATTGCAGACTGTTTGCAAATGGCTTACGAAGAAGAGGCTGACGGCATTTGGGGTGGCACAACAACTCGCGAGCGTAGGATTACTTTGAACAGGGAGATGCGAGGCTACGTGCCAATCCCTAGGACTGTTTCAGAAAATGCTAAGCAAGCTGTTGCGGCTGTTAATAAGGCTAAAACTATTGCAGTCTCAGATCGTGACAGAGAACTATTCCAGCAAGCGCTTGACATGTTTGACGACCTAGACGATTTGACTGAGATGCTGCTACAGTTAAGGATTAACAATCCTACACATTCGTTAGCAGACTTAGGCCAGGAACTAGACCCACCAATATCAAGAGATGTTGTTGCCGGTCGTTTAAGAAGAGTAAGAGAAAGGATGGAGAATGGAAAAGGATGACGTATTTATAGACAGCACAAAAAACGGTATCTTTGAAAGTAAAGCAAAGTTTATTGATGTTGCACAGAGTCGATATGCTTTAGATGCCCACTATCGAAGATACCTTAAAGGCGAGAAATATAGCCTAAGTAAGCAATGCTTTTTGCACATTGAAAAGCTTGCTAGCGAGGGCGTTGACTGGGCTCAAAAGATCAAGGCAGGAACATTCTAATGACAACAATGTTATGTCTAGACCCTGGCGGAACTACCGGCCTAGCGGTCATGAGCTTTGAGCCAGAGCAAGAAGTCTCCCTCGTGCATTACGAACAAGTCCCTGGAGGGCTTGAAGGCTTTATTAGTTGGTATAAAAGCGAGCGAGAAATCTGGAACTGGGACATGGTTGTGTGTGAAGACTTCACGCTACGCATGAACGTAAAGTTCCCAGACCTGTCCCCGGTCTATATTATTGGTGCGTTGGAAGCTTTTGAATGGCCTGACAAGCCTACATACCAGCAACCAACACAGAAGCCTCTGTGTGATGATGATAGACTTAAAGTATTAGGTTTTCATAAGCCCGGCAAGGGACATGCAAACGATGCCATAAGGCATGGGATAATTTATCTAAGGAAGAATAGGCACATGCCTACACTAAAGAAAGGATGGGCGATCAATGGGTTGTAAACTATGCACACTTCTGCCTAACGCAGAACTAGAATCAATGCTGTTAACAAAGTCAAGTCGCTACATTGCTAGCAAGTTTGACATTGGGCCAACCACAGTCAACAAACACCGCAAGAAATGTATGGGCGTTTATGTTCCAAAGAACACAGACCGCCAAATGATTGAGGAAGAGAACCAGTCCATGACTTGGAGTGGCGACAAAGGTGTTTGGAACACTGGGCTTCTTGACGCAGCTCTTGAGGGCATCTCGCACGAAAGCATCCTAGCCAAGTTTGGGCACAACCCAGACAAGGTTGCTATCCGCGGTGTGTTGCGCGAATCTCACAAAGAGTATTGGTCTCGCGACCTGGAGAAGATGCTGTGGAAGCACAGCTACTCGTTCTCGGTAGAGCGCAAGACTGAATCGCTTGTTGAAGAGATCGACCCTATTGCAATCATCAAGTCACTTAATGCGTCTTCGCGCGTAACAGAAAAAGTTACTGGCGCAGACTCGACATTCGTGCTTGCTTGGGGTGACTGGCAGTTCGGTAAGAAAGAGGGTGGCGGAACGCTAGCCCTTATCGAACGACTAGACACTGCTTTCCACCAGGCTGTTGAGCGAGTGCAAGAGCTACGCAAGATCGGGCGCAAGCTTGACGAGCTAGTAATCATCGGCGGTGGCGACATGATTGAGGGTTGTGTAATCTACCCTCAGCAATCCTTCGGCATTGACGGCAACCGACGTGAGCAAGTTCGTGGCACAGTAACCGCCATCCTGCATGGGCTAGCAATCCTAGCCCCACACTTCGACAAGGTTCGCCTACAAGTTGTGCCAGGAAACCATGGCGAACACCGCATCATGGGTAACCGCACTGAGATTGGCGACAATGATGACTTGCTAGTGTTTGAGATGGCTCAGGTAGCTTGCGAGAACGACCCACGCTTTAAGCATGTGTCATTCGAGATTGCTGAAAAAGAAATCTCAACAGTAACAAACATCCGAGGCTGGATTTACGGAGCCACACATGGCGACGTTTACGGCAAGGGAGGAGGAACCGGGGTTCGCAACAAAGTGTTCAACTGGTTCAAAACAATGGCTGCGAACCGACACTCTGTTGGTAGCGCAGACGTATTAGTAACATTCCATTTTCACCATGACGCACAGGAAGACTGGGGCAACACACTATGGGTTCAAAGTCCAACAATCGACGGAGGAAGTCACTACTTCAAAGAATACTCGGGGCACGACACAAAGCCTGGAATGCTCTCTTGGGTCGTAACCGAAAGCGAGAGGTTCCAAGACAAACAGATCCTGAGATAGTTTATATGGTCTTTGACCAAGAAACTGAACGATTCGTTGAGGTTCAACCTTATTGCGAATGTGGTGATGTGTTTTACGCAAACGGTTTCGGTGGTGCTTACTGCCAGCACTGCGACCGTTTGTGCGAAGACAAAGACTGTTTCATGTGTCAAGCTTTAGGAAGGAACTTTGATGCCAGTATATGAATATAAATGCAACACCTGTGGGCACACGCAGGTTGAAGAGCGTGGGATGTATGAAGAAAGCAAGATCCCAGCTTTGTGCCAGGAAGAAAAGTGTTCAGGAATAGTTGTCAAAAAGTTTGGTTTTGCACCAGCTTTTAAAGGCGATGGATTCTACACGAACGATAAACGAAAGCCAGTAGGCGAATAAAGAAAACCCCCAGCTAAACACTGGGGGTTTTCTCTTGTCGGGCTCCGACCTACTATTGTAGGAGGCTTAACGCAGCGACTAGCACTGCAACAACCGAAACAACAATCGCAATTGTGTTGCTCTTGTTATCACGCTGAGTTTTTAACTCTGTGATATCACGCTCAACAGTCGTTAAGCGAACATCCTGAGCATCAAACTTGTTTTCGAGTCTTTCTTGACCTCGTTGCACGTTATCGACTTTCTCTTCAATTCGCCCAATGGCTATAAGTATGGTAGATTCGGTATTGTTTTCCGGCATTAGATTTCTTCGACCTCATCTTTTGGAGTGTTCTTTTCAGCAATCTTACCGAAAGTGCGGTTGATCTCTTCTGGATCGATCTTTCCGTCAGATAGGTAGCTACGTGATAGTTCTTGCGCCACTTCCATAACACCAGCAATAGCAGCCATAGCTGCGTTCTGCCAGAGTTCAAGTCCGATGGCGGCACCACCAACAAAGCTTCCTGTAACTTTAAGAACGATTACAGCGAGGGTGCGGCGAATAATGTCAAATAACATTTTATTTCCATTCTCACCCATTTTTCCAAATGCGCCCTCTTCAATTATACCTTATGCGATTTTGCTCCAGGTTTCTTTACCAACAGTCCCTGAAGGGTTGATGCCATGCTTTTTCTGCAAAGCCATTACAGCCTTCTTTGTTGCTGGACCAAAAACGCCATCAGCGTCGATCTTCAAAGCTTTCTGCAAATACTTTACAACTGCACCTTTAGACCCTACTTTTAGGGCTTCTGTGAGCGCAGGCTTAGCCGATTTGACCACTGTTGGTGGGACAACTTTAGCTTCGGTCGGAACTGCTACTGTTGCCACATCAGGCACAGAGTGGGTTGGTGCAATGGTTACAGGAGCGTCTGCTGGGGTTTCTAGTGGGGCGTCTGCGTGAGCTTTTTCAAACTCGATAACAGCCTTGCAGAAAACCATTGGGTTGTAATAGCCTTTACCGTTGTGGAAGCCTGCCATTGGTTGACGCTTAATGTGGCCTGCCCAGATTTCCCAGTGCAAGTGCTTGCCTGTTGCGAAACCAGACTGGCCCATTTTGCCAACAACCTGACCAGCTTCAATGCGCTGGCCTTTCTTGACTTTGATTGAGCCAGGAACCATGTGGAAGTAAGTCCATGTTACTTTCTTGCCCATGACTGTTGACTGAACATCTACGCGGTGCCCTGAAGAGTTCGGGTTGTCGCTTTTGTAAACGGCAATAACTTTACCGTCAGCCCATGCCTCTAGGTAGGTCGGGTTTTTGCCTTGCCAAATGTCGACACCGTTGTGATGTTTCTTGGTCTTTTTGATTGGGTGCATACGCCAACCAAATGGGCTAGTTACTTCCCAGGCTTTGCCAGGTTTGCCATCTATAGGCCATTGTGATTTTGCCATTTTTATTCCTTAATATATGTGTAGTTTAATACGATATCTGCTTCGTCAGCTAGGTCTGTTCCAATGGCTGTGATTACGCCGATACCGCCAGAAGATAGGTATGAAGCCGCTAGTGGACCAGATGAACCGCTAACGCCTGGAGCGTTGCTAACTGGGCGGTAGCCTGAGTTAATGTTGAAAACGTTTTCGTTAGTAATGTTTCCGCCAGAAAGTGCGCCACCTTTTCTTTTGGCGCTGACTGTTAACATTGCTATACCGCTGCGTTCAGTGTAACTGTAACTGTTTATAGCCCATTCAGCTGAGGCGTATGTGCTAAGAATACCAGTTGTAATTGTTGTAACAGCTTTTTCCCAAACAATTTTCCACCCAAGATCGGTGGTGTAAGTGTAGAGTTTGTCGTTCGTCGAATCCCAATACATTGAACCTTCAACGCCAGAGTTTGACGGCGCACCGCTAGGGGCACCAGCGCCATACTGTAGGTTTAAAGCTAGTCTAGTGTCTAAAGCGTCAACGTCAGTAGCAAGGCTAGCTATTGTTGCAGTTGAGTTTGCTCCACGAATGTTTGCTTTTAAAGCTGTTAGTGCTTCGTCCGTAGAAACCGCTAAAGCTTCAAAGTGGCTTTCGAGCGGGGTAATCGCACTTGTGCCATCCGGGTAATCTATTTCGTGTGTTGTTGTTGTTGGCATTTATTTACCTTCCTATAATGCTTCGTATACGCCAGCAATGCGCAGGATACATCCGGTCGCGTAAGTTGCTGGTGCTGTTGAAGAAAACTGACCTAACTGGCCAACCGCGCTAGACTGAGTTAACGGCCTAAAAAATGATCCAGTAATCCATGTGTTTTGAAGCACATAAATATTTGACATCCTCAGAAGGCCCGTGCCGGCTGGCATGTCAGGCTCAGCTGTAGTAGTGTTTGGTGGCACTGGCGGAGTGATAGTCATGCTTGAAGGCGCTGAAGCTCCACCAGTTATTTTAATTTCATAGTAAATGTTTTTACCATCTTGACGGTATCTCGCATAGTTCACTGTAGAGCCAGTCCAACCAGCAACAGTTGGGGTCCAAGCCTTCCATTCACCAATCCATTCAGATCCAGTCCAATAGCAAAACTGGGCAATGTCATTAACGTAACAAGTATCACCTTGATAAAGGTCTTCGCCTAGGACGGCGTTACGCTCAGAAAGGCTGCCGAAAATAAACTGCTTAGATAATGGCATCCATTTTCCAGTATCGCCATCTTTGTTCCACATGAACTGGCGCTTGTTTGTATTAATAAAAGATAGATCGCCTTCTTCAAGATTTGGTTTCCCAGAGGTTTCACTCTTGGGCTCGCCAGTCACTTCATCGTAGTCATCTGTATCTCTTAGGGTGACATTTTCATACTTTAAGTGCTTCACCTGGAAACGGTCTGTAATTGCCTTGTCCGCGCTACTTGCAAGCGCCGCAAAATGGGCATGCAAAGGGACAAGAACTGAGTCTGCGTCTGGTGAAACTATCCCAAGCGGTTCTGTTTGTGCCATTTTTTTTTTCCTTTTCTACTATTAACTAATAGTATACGTTACTGTGAGATATGGTTTAGAAGAGTATGCTGCGCCATAAAAATATGAATATTGTGATATAGAGTTTGGGGCTGAAACACCAAGCGAGAAACCTTTTACAGTCCCAGCTTGCAAGCCTGAGATCACTCCAGAAGACAGTGCAATCGTCTTTCCCTGGCCGTAGGAGAAGCTTGAAGTAAAAGCGTTTGTAGAGGCTGTAGGCTTTGTTTTAGACTGGTAAGCGTGTGTCGCAAGGTAAGCCGTTCCACCAGATGAGTAGTAAAAGTGTTTATTCTTTAAGTAAAGAGTTGCAGATTCAATTGTAACCCCAGGTGCCGTCAATTGTGCCAAATCCGCACTAGAGAACCAGAAAGAACCAACAGTTTTTGGCGAATCACGCCCATCCTGATAAAGCATGTTAGCATCAGTATATTCACCGTTGCCAGTAATAAGCCCATAATTGTTCCAAGTAGCAGAACCTGAGGCATTAATCTTTACAGTCTTAGTTACAGGCTCAGCCAAAGGCTCAGGAACAATCTCCCCAATGCTTGTAATCTTGTCCATCTCAACTTTAAAAGCTGCATAATCCGCAGACTCTTGCACCTTTTCAATAATATATTTCAACTGGTAAGTTAGAGTTGCCATGTTCTGCTGGTAACGCAAGTCATTAGCCGCAATGCGATCCATCTGCGCCTTAATGACAGGAATAGCACCTTCACCTAGTTCAGCGATCTGGGTGTCAACCCAGCGAGACCACTGTTGCATCTGCGCTGGCGCGTTAGATAAAGGTCTAGTTTCCATATTTATACAGCGTATCTCCAAGTGGGTTGATAGTCATTTCATTAAATGTCATATCAGTATAGTATTGTTCAAGTTCTTCAAAAGTTCTAGCGGGATAGTCGTCGTTGAACTGGCTGAAAACTTGCCCACTATATTGCGTATTAAAAGTTGTAAAAGTATCTGTTGGCTCAAATCCAGATGTTTCAGTAAATGTATTAAAGCTTACAGAATATATACTAATTATATCATCGAAACGTGTGTCAACCCTTGCATTTATTGACACAGAGCCACCATTAATCGTTGCGGTCTTAACCCTATAATAGCCGTTGTCATAAAAGAATCGTGCACCAGGAAGGTCGGTAAACTCATTCGCTAACTGAGTGAAAGGTAACGTTAGGCTCAAATCAACTGTTGGTCCGGTAGCGTAAGCCGCGGCTTGAAGTAAATGAAAACTCGCGTCGCTGATGAATGGGTTATCGATTGTTGCTTTGCTATCTTTTGCAATGAAAGTTCTGTCAGCACCTGTGTCAACTTTTCGGAAAGTCTTAGTAACTTTAACACCCTCACCGCAAATATAAAGCGCTGGGCGAGGTTCAGTGTCATATTCAGCAATACGGAAAGGTTCAGTGTAAGCAGAGTTCTTTTGGTTAGGCGCTTGAATTATAAGTTCCAACTGCATAGGGTTATCTTCAGAAACTTTTACAGTAATCTTACCGCCGTTATTATTCCACCAATCTGGTGATACCGGAATGTTAAGATTATCAATAACAACGTAAGGAGACTTTCCGATACCGCCCTCGAAAGGGATTGGTTGAATTGCTTGAACGCACACTGGTTTAATGATCTTGTCGGTCGTGGTGGAGTTTTTGATATCGACAAGTTCTTTAATTCTTTCACCCATGTTAACCTGATAGCTTGTGTTAGCTGCAAAGATAACTGTGTCATCCTCCCAGGAGCAGTCGTAGTCATAAAGTTCTACTGTGCGCGAAGTTCCCAATGCTGTAACTGTTCGCGAAATGCCAGAAGCTTCATCAACAAAGATTTCAGTCATGCCGATAGGTTTTAGTATTACGTTACCTTCGGGCCCTACGAGAATGTCAGCTTTGTTTGCGACACAAAACATTTTCATATATTCCCAAAGGTTGCCTTTCCAGCCGGGGTATGCAATAGGTGTGTTAAAGTGGTCGTCTACGTCATCAGGGTTAACTATGATCTCAGCCAAGCTGCAATAATAGATGAAAGCAGTCTTAATGGTTGCCCCATCACCAAAGTGTGGCTGTGCCGCTTTTTCGGCGTTCATACGAAAAAGCACACCATCCACAGATATGGAAAGGTTTGAGCCGGACATGTTTATTGAGCTAACGTTGCCATGGTAGGTTCCGCGACCCTTAGTTAAACCCTGATAGTCCGAGGGCAACTCTCCGTCAAAAATTCCAAAGTCAGATAAGTAAACTTCACGACCAAGCAGTGCCGTTGAGCGACGGCTTGCTGTAAGGTTTACGCGGTTGCCGTCTTGGTCATATTTAGTGAAGGTCCCAGGTGCGCTAATGTCAAGTGTGCCAGTAGAACCAGAGGAGTCGGTGGCATCTGTTGGGATTGATTCAAGATTTAAAGTGTAATTCTGAATGTCACCAATCTCAGCCTTACCAGACTTAGCGACAAGTTTTACAGCCATGCGCCTATCTCCTTAAGGTTCACAGACATGTTGATAAGCCTGCGACCATCAATGATTCCGTTATATGTCATTGTCGGAGCTGTTGACATTACACAACCACTGAAACCTTCACCAGAAGTCCAAGGGTCAGAGGTAACAATTGGGGGGTGACCGTGGTTACCTGAAGCCGCAATTTTAGCCATGCCACCACGGATAGTAATAGTAGAACTTGTGTTGTCTGTTCTTGAAATGTAAACTCGAATCGCACGAACCCTGTTAGGGTTTCCTGTTTCGTTTGAGAACGTGTTGCTGTAACGGTTAACTCCGTTAGCCAGCAGTTCGGTCAAAACAATTGTGCTACCATCAGTTCCATCAGGCAAAACTTGAACTGCACGAATAGCGGCCGTTCCAGTTTTCTCGTAAACAAACCCAATGGTCAAAGTGTGCTCTTCCGGAATGAGTAGAGTTAGGGATCGTGAAGTTTCTGTAGTGTTTGTTACAGCATATTTTGCACTCTGGTAAGGGTAGCTGTTAGGGTTAGTGCTGTGAGTCACAGGTTCTGGCTTGTTACCTGAAGAGATCAGGCTAGGCCAGTCACGCACAGTAAGCATGGGGGCAGCCCAGTGCGGGGGTAGTATGTTATCGGCAAAGGGGTCTTCCCAATAGATTAACCCACCGCCATAGATTCCATCTTTGAAATCTTTAACAACTTGTAGGTCGGCGCGGTCCCCAACCCAAGACATGTCAAAGTTTCGTGCCGAACCGAAAGAAGCTTTAACAAACTGGCCACCGTTATTAAACTGTTGTTCTTCAGCAAAACCATTAGCGGACGCGCCCATACCGGCTAGCGGGGCTTTAATCCATCGTGCGTTTCGGGCGTTGCCGAACCAAACTTTGCCATCATAAACAGCCATTAGTTGCTTCCTCTCATTGCTAGTAGCATGTTACCTCGGTTGGCAGAGCTAGCAATCTGTCGGTCGTCGCTGTAAAGGTTTACAGGTCGGTTTGCGATTGCCATGATCTGCATAACTGCACTAGACGATAATTCTACCACAGTTGTTCCACCAATTGCGCCAGCTGTTCCGATCATACCACCAGATGCGTAACGTGGGATTTGCATGTTGTTGATGGCGTTCATGAAGTCTAGGCCATAGTATTGCACAGCTGGTTGTGACTGGATGAATTCACCCGAGCGAATACCGATGATTCCGCCTGGACCACTTGCAAGCAAGTTGTCAACGCTTGGGTTTTGCGGTGACTTTCCGGGGATTAGACCACCAGCTGCGTAACCCTTGACTACGCCGCCGCCGAATGCTCCTGGGTTAACAATTTCAGCGTAGATAGGCTTGTTTTTGCTAGTTCCTGGAGCGGCCTTAAGCGATTCTTCGTAACGCCTTCTATCATTGTTTCTTTCGTTACGCAAGGTTTCCATAACCCCACCGCCAACAGCTTTATCCTTAATGTCTTTGGTTCCCTTTTTAGAGTCCTTGTCAAACATTGGGTTGACTGTTTCGGTGTAAGGGTTAAACTCTCCAGGGTATAGGCGAGCGTGTTCTTCGCCCAAAGCTTTGCGAGTCTTCTTGTTCTTTAGCGCATCAGCAAGCTTTTTGTCAACTGCCCCGGCTGGGTTTACTTGACCGTTGTAAGGGTTGTATTCTCCAGGGTGTATAGCGGCGTGAATTTGAGCCTGAGTCTTTAGTGTGACTATTCCCTTGTCGCTAACAATCTTGTTGGACTTTGGCCAAGGGTTAACCTTTCGGTTGAATGGGTTGTATTCGCCAGGGTATTGCTTAGCGTGTTGAGCGGCCGATTCTTTTAGGGCACTTGAGCCAAGGCCTACACTAGCATAGTCAGCTTCAATTTTAGTTGACTGAGCATCATTTGTAACGTTTTGGTTATACTTTTTCCACTCGTCACCAGTCTTTAATGCAGACTCTAGCTTGAAACCACTTAAAATATCTCTTGCATTTTGATCAACATTCCCCTCAACCCTCGAAGGATATGGGGTCGTGCTCTCTTGTCCCTTAATTGGTGGGTTGAACGTGCCGTTAAATGGATTCCAAGCGCCAGGGCTTGCCTTAGCATGCTTTTTAGCAAGTGCCTCAAGATCTTCTTCAGACGCACCTGATTGAATTGCAGATCTACGAGTCGAACCAAGCTCCCACTGGCGAAGCCTGCCCTCGTATTCTTTGTTATAAGCTTTTGCTTTGTCTGTGTTGACAGTAACAAATTCTCTATTGTATTTTTCAGACTCTGCGATATCTTCAGCGGTTCCGCGTCCATTGTTTACAGCGTTTCCATCAAAAGCAGTTCTAGCAGCCCAGGCTGCTGGGTTTAGTATGTTTCCAATGTTACCCCAAAGGTCAGAAAAGGCTGCTAAAACAAGGTCGCCTTGACCCGCTTCCTTTTCAGGCCTAGACATTTCATTGTCAGCACTCCATTGCGGGGTTGACGGCTTTTTCCAAGTTGGCTTTTCAGGCTTACCATCAGGCGCGGAGCCTGGCCCGCCAGAGTTAGACGAGTTTTTCTTGCTAGATCCACCACCACTGTTTTGCTTAACCTGCCATTCCATGAATGCGCGAGTTGCAGGATCCGCATCAACGCGAAGAGTAAGTTCCTTTGGAAGCTTGTCAACAATTGTGCGGAAGTCCTTGAATGACTTAGCGTAAGGATCCATTTCCTCTGCGGAGAATCCTAGAGCTTGGCCTTGGGCAAGCATGTCAGCCTTAGCTTCTTTTGCTCGCTTCTTCAATTCCTTCTGAGACAAGTTGGTGTTAGCAAGTGATTCAAGATACTTGTTGTAATCCTGAACAAGCCCACGCATAACAGCACGGTTATCTGCGGCTGCTTTAGTATTACCTACAAGACTGGTGCTTGCACTGTCCTGAGCAGTTCCAAGTTCTTTATTCTTATCAGCAATCTCTTTGTCTTTAGCTTCAAGTTCTGCACGAAGCTTGTCGGCTCGCATGTTGTCGCCATACTTGAGGGCAATGTTAAGTTGGTATTCAAGGATGTTGCGGTCTGCACCCATAGCCTTGATTTCATCTTGAATCTTTTCAATTGCTTTACGAGCGTCATCAACACGGTTCTTTACGTTTTCCCATGAAGCCGCTAGTGCATCTGTGGCTTCTTCCTTACCGTAGCGAATTGTGAAAGCGGCGCTAAGGATTGAAGACAGGTCGCCAACATAGTCAGTTAGCGTATAAACTCGTGCGATTGTGTTGTCTAGCTCGTTATTAAGGTCGCCAGCGCCATCATCAGCTACACCCATTGAAGCTCCAAGGGCCTTCATGATCTTAGAGTTTTCAACGCCGGACTTAGTTGTGCCATCTAGGGCATAAGCTATATTTGAGAGGTCTTGATAAAGGTTTGGCGCTACAGCCCTTAGCTCAGCTGAGCTAGTAAACCAGCCTTCAAGGTATTCAGATGCGCCCTTACCTGGATCTTGAAGGGCCATGCCAACCATGTCTTGAAGGCTAATGTTAGCCTGTTTAGCTAGCTTGTCAAGGTCTTGACCCATGTTGAAGTAGCGTTTAAACATCTCTTGAATCTGGTCGTCACCCATAGCGGCTTGGGCTAGCCATTCCATTGAGTTAGCACCAAGGGCAAGGGTTTGCTCGGTAATGCTGTCAGTTGTTTCAGTAATAGCGTTTGTTAGTTTTGCGGATGAACCTGTGGTTGCCTCCATTGACTGCGCCCAAGTAGTTAGCTCAGTCTTAGAGGTTGTAACCTTGCTTTGAACAGTTCCAATGGCTTCGCCATTTTCTTTCCAAGCCGCGGTGTCCTTGTAGATTGCTTCGCGGAATGAGTCTAGTCCGCCACCGGCTTCCATTAGGTCGATCTGGAAAGACTTGTAAATTTCGCTTGCTGTGGCAATTAGAGTAAGAATTAGACCAATAGCCCCAGCTGCTTTAGTAGCGAATCCAACAGCTTTACCAAACCTGGTGGTGGCAACGCTACCCTTGTCAGCTTCTGTAGCAACGCTGTCAAGGCCAGCACCCATCTCGTCAAGCGAGGCTGTGCTCTGTTCAACGCCAGCAGTAACTTCGGCTGGCACGATATCTTCTGGCTTAATTGTTGGGGTGTTCAGAGAAGAAAGATTTTCATCTAAGCCTTTCTCTAGGCTGTCAAGCCTGTTAAGTTCACGAGTGCTAGCAGCGGATTGAGCCGCAGCCGCTTCAGCAGCGGCGGCATCGCCCTGAGCCAATGCATAAATGCGTAGCTTCTCTGAAGACTCAAGAGAAGCCTGAGAAAGCTCTCGCCTAATTTGAATAAGCTGCTTGTTAACAAGAATCTGCTCTTGCACTTGCGCCACCGTTGGGCCTTGGCTTGCAAGGTTTGGCAAAACAGCTCCAGGGGTTTCGCTTAGCGGTCCAAGCGTAAGCCCATTCTTAGCAGCAATTTCTGCATCCATAGATCCAGGAGTTGCGGCTTTACGCACATCAACTCCGGCCTTCAAAGCTCGATCTACAGGGCTTCCCTCAGGAACAATTTTGCCAAGTTCTTTCATCTCTTCAAGGCGGTCTTTAGTGATTGAGCGTAGTCTACCGTTTGAGTCGATAATCATTCGCTCTTGACCTGTTAGCACATCTAATAGTCCCTTGACGCCGGTGTTCTCTCCACCCATCTTGCCAAGCTGAACCATAGCAGTTTTCATAGCTAGAGTTGCTGCTGTAGCCTTGTAGGTTACAACCTGGTAGGCAACAAATCCTGCTACTAAAGCGGTTAAACCTGCCGCAATGCCAGTGATAACTTTACCAATTGGGCTTGCAGTAAGTTTATTAATAAACTCCATAGCCCCACTCATTATATCCAGTAGCATCTTTAAGCCAGGAGCAAAAGCTTCACCGAAGTTATCCTGAAGGATCTTCAACTGGTTGTTTAGAATTTCAAGCTTGGCACCAACATTGTCTTGAGTCTTAGCGTAAGCTTCACCTAAGAATGTTCCGTTGGCGTAAGACTCTTGAGCATCAGACATGGACTGGTTGTAAACGTCCATGTTCTTAGCCAAACGCTGAAGCGTGTTAACTTCACGAGTCTCAACAATGTTTAGCTTGTCAAGTGCTGTTGTCATGCTTCCAGCTTTAGACAAGTTCTCAAGCATGCGCTGGAAGAAAGCTTGTGGGTCAGTTTCCCAAAGTGACTTGGTTTCCTTAGCAGTTAGGCCAAGGTGCTTAGAGTAAGCTGTAAGTTCTTTACCACCGTTTTGCATTCCACGCTCAATGTCGCCAAAGAGTCGCACAATAACACCGCGAGCCTGTTCAGGGGCAATACCTAGCGAGGAGATCGCGGTAGCTAGACCGATAGTTTCGTCAGCACCAAAGCCAGCAAGGTTTGTTGCAGCCGCAATAGACTCTGTAAGAGTAATAATTTCTTGGTCGGTTGCTACAGCATTAATACCAGCGAAAGCTACAGCTGAAGCAAGCTTGTTGAAGTCATCCGCTGGGATATCGGCTAGCTGGCTAATTCGACCAAACTTTTCAGCAACAGTGTCAGCGGACATTCCGGTAATGGATGAATACTTTACGACCTGTTCGGTGAAGTTGTTGATACCATCGGCGTTAATACCCATCTGCCCACCAAGGGTTGCAATCTTTGCAAGCTGGTCAAACGCTACAGGTAGCTCTTGTGTCATTAGCACAAGGCGTTGACGCATGCCATCGAGTTCGTCTGGTAGTGGCTGCATTACGCGTTCTACAGCTGTGAAGGATGTTTCGTATGAAGCGTTGACCATAACAGCTTGACGGATGTATGAGGTTAGAACGTTTAGCTTCTTGCCCATGTCTTCGTAAGTGCTGGCAACGTCGTATAGTGAGTAGCGGGTTGAGATCCAGCTGTCAACCATTTTGCGGTTAGCGTCAGCAACAACCTTTTCGTGTGCCTGAACAGCTTTGTTCATTCCCTTAAGGTCATTGGCGTGGCGTTTAGCTCTTAGCTCACTTTGCTCAATCTCCTGGTCAATCCAAGCCTGGTGCTGGTTTCCAGTGATCTTTCCATCCATGAGATCCTGATACTCAGGAGTTGGACTGTCAGGGCCACCAGGAATGTCGTCTGGTGGGCGAGGGCCAGGAGGCCTACCTCCACCACCATTGCCTCCACCTGGAGGGCGAGGGCCCCGAGGCGTAGGTGTGCGCTCACCGGTCTCAACTTTAATTTCGTTGATCTTACGGTTTACACGGTCGATAGCTTTCTGGATTGCGTCAGCAAGTTCACGAGAAGCCTTACCTAGTGTTGCTGTGAAACGCTCTGGAACCTTACCCCAACGCGAAGCAATCTGACGTTCAACCTCAGCAAAAAGCTCTGGGTTCTTTTTAGCCTCATCAACGATAGCATTATTCTTTGCAAGTCTAGCTTTATCCTTGTCCTGAATTACGCGGTTGTTGATTGGCGAGTTAGTAAGATTGTCGAAACCGATTCCGCGGTTTTCCGACATTGCTTCAATAACTTTTTCAGCTTCATAAAGTTGCTTTAGTCGTTCACGCTCAAGCTTGATACGCTGCTTTTCAACTTCACGTTGTTCTTCAAGTTTGGCAAGTTCTTCTTCAAGGATGCGCATTCTTTCCGCATCGTTCATCGCTGAATCTACATCAACAGTTTCATCGTCAAACAGTGTTGGCTGAGCTGGGATTGGTTGAGCCGATGGGGCGCGTCTTGGAACACTTGGCACAGAAGGTTGCAGTTCCCCAGTGTGCACAGCTGACTGGCGGTTGTAGCTGTCGAGAACCTTAGGGTCTCTGTAATCCTTCTTTGGGTCACCCTTGCCGGCACCGAAGCGGCGGAATCCGCCAATAGCATCCGAAACAGTTGTCCAAGAAGCTTTAACGAAATCGGTTACAGCTTTTGTGATTGTGATTTGCTTTGCGCCAACTTCTTCAGCCATCTTACGCATAGAAAAAGCAATAACACCGCTAGCCTGAGCGTCGATAAGCGGGTCGTGCGCTTCAGCGGTATTGCCAGTGTATGCTGGTGCGACACCCTTTTTAGGGATAAGCTCTGGGCCCGGAACTTTTCCAGTAAAGAATTGATAAATACCTGTAATGCTCTTTGGAATATCTTCACCAAAAAGCTTCTTAAGCATGTTAGCCATTGACTGAGTTTCAACCAGAAGCCCGGCTTCCTCAAACTGCTTGCCAGTTGGGGCTTCAATTCCGTAGTTAGCGAACTCTTTACCAAGAGTTGTAAGGTCTGGTAGCGAACCTCCATGTAGCGTTAGCGGGATCTGTAGCTCATAAATTTTGTTAAGCAAGAAAGCAACGTCTTGCAACTGGTCTACATAAGTTTGCTCGTCGCCTTTTTGCTTGTCTTCACCGATGCCAAGCTGTTCCATGCGCTTAATAAGGTTTGGAAGAATCTGTGTATTGGATTCATTGTCTTCAACTAGACCAACACCCTTAGCGGCTCCACGAGTGAATCGAGTTCCTGACTCTGGATCTTTTGGCGGAACAACCATGCCAAACATGAGGCCTTCGGATTGTGGCACAACAGCTGGAACGTTAGGGTTACCAGCAGCGCGACCTTCAGATTCGACACCAAAAGCTGCGGATGCGCCAACTGCGTAAACCATTGCGCGCTTACCAGGCTTTGCAGGCTCTCCGTCCTTTGCTGGCGTCGGGTTTAACCCACCACTGTGCTCAATGTCAAGGGCGATAAGAAGATCATCTTGGCTTTCGGCAAGTTTTTTAAGCTTGTCAGCAAGCTCCTTGTTTCTTTTAGCAACTTCTTCTTCGCCCCTGAGAACAAAACCTGTTTCCGCACTGCCTGGTTTTCCAGGCTTCTTGTCCTGAGCTGGTGCTTCACGCATCTGCTTCTTAAGAGCTTCAGCCTGCTTTGTTAGACCAGCGTTTTCAAGTTCCTGAATCTTAGCAATAGCATTGACCTTAGCCTGGTCGGAGTATCCTGCGTTAAACGATTCGGCAAGTGCACGACCTGCGTCGTTAAGGTCTTTCAGGCGTTTCTGCGCACCAACAATTACACCCTCAGCGGCGTCATCAGCGGCGTCAATAAAGTATTGTGCTGGAGAGTTTCGACCGATCTGTTCGTCAAAGCCATCACCAAGAGCCTGGCCCATGTCAGCACCAGCTTGGCCAATCTCACCTTCTTTAGCTGATAAGCCTTGAGTTAAGCCAGCAACAACATCCGAAGCAACTCCTGGGTCAAGCTGAAGAAGCTCATTAGGGTCGTATCCAGGGATGAGTTCAACAGGTCGCATCAAGTCTTCTAGTTCAAACTTATACAAGTCCTCGCCCAGGTTAGGGTTAGCTGAAGGCTTTTCTCTTTCAGCGTTGAAAGCTCTAGGGTTTGGTCGATCACCCATCTGTTTCTTAGCCTGGTCAACAGACCATTTAAGAACCGGACCATTCTTTAAATCTTTAAAGCTTGGGGTTTGGCTGGTTAGGTCAATGTCATCAACATAGCCTGATAGAATTTCAGAAATCCAGTTATTAAACTTCTGGCGCACAGCCTTGATTTGGTCACCCATCGCAATTGGGGTCCCCTCGTCCCCAGCGAACTCTCCAGACTCCAACTGCTTGACAAGAGTTTCTTCAACTCTTTCATATTCGCTTTGGAAATATTCTGCAAAAGGCTTTGCGGCATCAAAGACTGCTGAATCAAAAACGTCTTCGCTAGCTCCACCAAACTTTGCGGTTGCCTCTGTGAGCACAGAAGATTCTCTCATCCACTGCTGGCGGTCGCGCTCGTTGAAACCCATTCTCGAAGGGTCTTGAGAAGCATCATACATGTTTCGGTAGCTTGCCATCTCGCCACGCGAGTAAGGCCCGCCGTTTGCGGCTGTAGTGGTTCCCTTTTCTAGGGCTGCGTCAACCTGTGGCAAAGCCTGTGTAATGTCACCAATCATTAGACGCTGAGTGTGCTTAGCAATGTATTGGAAGAAGGCGTCGCGGTTCTTTACAAATGCTTCACCATAGGTCATTCCAATTACGTTGGAGTCGCCTTCTTTTGCGCCTTCTGGGGCTGGCTTAAATGTTGCGGCATCAAATAGTCCGCTCTTGCCAATTAGATCCTTAAAGCCACCGCCGTAAATTTTGCGGAAATCGTCTTCAAGAGATTCCAAAATCTTTTGTAAAGGGGAGAAGAGTTTAACCCCAATCTCATTTCCGCCCATGTAACTGCCAGGTGTTGAACCAGTAGAGGTAGAAGAAGATTCTTTACCAGTTGTTGGGTCAATAAATTTAACTGAAGCGCTTGGTGAATAGTTGTTTTGATCAAAAAGTTTTTCAAGGGTATTCTGGTTTGGGATGTTTGAGTTCCCCATACCAAGTTTAGATAGCTGTGCCCCAGAGCTTTGAAGGTTATCTGTGAGGATTCCCATGAAAATGCCGGCCTGTTCAGCGACACCAATAAGCTTTTGAAGTCCAGGCGCAAGGTTTGCAAAGTCTTGCATGAATGAATCCCATTGGGAGTTAACTAATCTTCCAACATTAGGATCTTCTTCGCCCGGCTTAACCACAGGGTTGCGAGCGCCGTAAGTGATCTTCTGAACCATTTCCCAAAGCTTTTTGGTCATGTCCTGGTTTGGTCCAATTTGAGGAATTCCACCATTTATGTCCTGCTGTGTGTCAGAGAACCAAAGACTCGATGAACCTTTCTTCTTGCGCTTATCTTCTAAGGCGCGCTTGTCCCAAGCGTCCTGCGCGGCATTGCGACGAGCAATTTCAGCGGCGAGGTCAATCTTTGTTAGTTCACCGCTGTATTCATCTTCAGAGCTGTAGAAAGGTTTAGGGTTTTGCTGAACGATGCCTGGGGTTGGAACGCTTCCGCGCACATTGTCTTTGTTAACAATTTTAAGCGCAACAGTTGCGTCAGTAAAAGCGCGAATAAGATCATCGGCTGCGATTGTTAAGCCACCATAGTTCGGGTCGTCTTCTTCGCCAAGTTTATTGATTGGGAAAAGACCACCGATGTAGTCAAGCGGTGCAACACCGCGACTGTTCATTCCAGTTTCAGGGTCGTAAGTTGAACCAATCTTTGAACCCCTTAGCCCACCGACTTCGTTGCCGAGGCTAATCATCTCAAGGATGGCCATTACAAGATCGTTTTTCTCCTGAGCTTGCTTGCGTAAAGCTTCCGCTTCGGTTGTAATGTCTGAACCAATACCAAAGTTAGAGCGCTGGTTACCTAAGTCATCAGCCCTGTTCTTGTCGTCCGCAGAATATTGCGACCTTGCAATTGATTCTGCTTCGTCATCGTCGCGATTACTCTCTAGAACTGTTAGAATATCGCCAAGCGTTCTAGCCTGATCAATTTCACTGTCTGTTTCTTCGTTATCGGAATCTTCTTCTTCTACTCCATTAGCTTTCATCGCTTGACTTACAATGTCGCCAATGTCTTCTTTACGCACACCGATGCCGGTAAAACTGATACCGCCAGAGGTTAGCGCTGCTTCAATTTGACTTCCTAATGCAGTTGAAAACTCTGGGGTAAAGTCAGTGCTTTCAACACCAGTTTTTCCAACAGACGACCTGGTAATTGCACCTTCGACTGTAGGTGCAGCTTCTTCAGTTAATGCTTGCAGGCCTGCTTTGCTTTTATCTTTCCGACCAGCGCTAAGAGCTTCACCAGCTAGCTTTAGCACAGAAGATTCGCGTGAGGAAATTACTGCCGCGGCTTGCTCTGCTGTGATAACATCACGCTTAACAAGCGCTTCAATAATCAAATCATTTAATGCACCGCTAGATGGAACGCCAGACTTTTTGATTTTAGTTAAGAATGACTCGGCAACAGCCTCAGCAACCTGAGTTGTTACAGCATCCGCAACTAGCTTGTTCTTTCCATCTTTGCCCTTTGTAGGGGTAAAGCCCTGGCCAAGCGCACTAAGCGGGTCATACTGGACTAGCCCCTTCTTCTTGCCCTTGTCGAGCTTATTAGGCTTGTAGCCACTTCCAATCTCGCGTAGAGGTAATCCGGCAGATTCTAACTGTAGCTCTGCATACTCAATATACTTGATTGTTTCATCTCGCCACTCCCTGAGGTCTTTGAGTTGCTCCGCCAGTTGCTTATACTCTAGTGTGGCAGCGCCAGAATAGTTTCTCCTCAACTTTGTTGAACGAGAAGTCATAGCAGCAATTTCAGCCTCTAAACGCTTCTCTTCCTCAATGAAAGGGCTCTGCTTTTGGCGCATAGCAACAACATGCTTTTTGCGAGTTTCATTAGTCTTTGGGCCGTCGCTAGCTTTCCACTCGGCCATGGATTCGTCTTTGACCTTTTTGATCCTGCCACGGGCGGTAGCAAGTTCTTTATAGGCCAACTGAAGCGAGCCGGTAATAGATTGTAGTTCGCCACTAATGTCAAGCTGAGCCTCTGAAGGCTTCATAGACTTTAGGCGTCTATCTACCTTTTGGATTTCGGCATTCAACCGATTGGCAAGCACAACAGGCTCGCTAGTTAGTTTACGGAACTGTGCAAGCAACTGTTGCTGAGCACCCTCGTTAAGTCCGATACCCTTTTTAATGTCTTTCATGCGACTGCCACGAGCCGACTTTGTTTGTGGGGTCATACTGTCCCACTCGCGGCTCATGAGCTTGCCTAGCTCTTTTTGTTCTTTCTTAAGAACTTTAGAGGTTTGCCTGACAGTATTGATTTTACTTATCATTGTGTCAAGGGACTTTGCATCATCAACGAAGTGAATTGGCACAGCCATGCCACCCAGGCGCTTCTCTAACTTCTTCTGTTCATCTAAAGCTTCCTTGCTGAACCGCTTGAAGTCGAGAAGGGCAGGCCCAGTGTCAAGACCGAGTGATATGTTAAATCTTTCGTCCGCCAAAGCCATTCCTACCTATCGAAGTGTATACACCTATTATACACTATCGCGGTCGGCTAAAGACTGCAAATAATCCGACCTGGAAGGCATAGGGCCGTTGTCATAAGTGTAAGCAACAATGTAAGGATACTCCCCATAACTCTTCTTTGTGCTCTTCTTCTTCGAGTCTTTTTCGAGCCATTTATCCAGCTCAGCCTTGCCAAAGCAACGTCCAGTCTTAATCTTAAAACCAACATTGCTAGCATCTTCATTACGGCACACCCACACAGGGTTGCCACACTCATTACAAGTTTCATCCTCAAGCGTCTGATACGCTTCTAAAAGCAAAAAATCGAACGGAACCCAAGGGTCGCTAGGCTGCTCATGGAACAGCATAGCGACCGGACGAATCCCATTCTTAACGGCAGTCTTAACTCTGACGAGATATTGGCGATTGCCCTCCCAGGTTAAGACTTCGGTAAAAAACCTGCATCCGTTAGTTGTTCAAAATAGCCACTGGCAAGAGTTAGCTTCTGCATAGTATCTGCAAGCACATCCCAAGCGTCACGAGTAAGCTGTTCACGAAGCTCATACATGTCTTCGACAGTAAAGATCTTCTCGTCAACATTGCCATTAGCGTCAGTTACACGAATAATGTTCTGCGCAACAAGGCTTGAGACATAGAACTTAACCCACTCAGGGTTGTTACCATTAGCGTCATCACGTGGGTGCTTTTCATTTGCGTCAGCCATAACCTTATCAACAATCTTCTGGCTAACGCCACGCATTGTGAAAGTAAGAGCTGATTCACGAATCTTTTTAGCCAAATCTTGTGCACGAGTGTCTAGCTCTGCACGATAATCGGCGTCAAGAAAATCATTCATCTCTTCGTCAATCTGGGCAAGGTTAAACGCAGCCTCAGCGTCAAGATAAATTGTTACATCCTTTGTAGGGAAACCACGTCCCTTAATAACCTCACTGAGGTTAAACACTCCCTTAGCCTGAGCTTCCTTAACGATAGCAAGAGTTTCCGCTACCTGATCTGGGATCTGCTCAGTTGTTGCTGTTGTTTCTTCGCTCATTATTGCGCCTTTCGTAGAACTGCCCATTGTGGAAGTTTAAGGTTGGAGCGGGGCAAATGGGCGCAAGTCCCCGCTCCAACCGGTCTAGTTAAACTTAGTCAGTAGCCGAAACCATTACGCCAAGCTTACCCTGTGGGGCAAAGTTGACCATGAACTTAACTGAGTCTTCGCCTTCGGTGTTGTCCATGTAAGCGTCTGCAATGAACTTGTAGACAGATACAACATCGTTGTTAGCGTAAGCGCCAGTGGCAGCCTTGTTGATTCGGGTAACTAGGTAACCCTGTGGGCGTGTGCCATCAGTCGAAGCCTTGAAAGCTTCGCGAGCGATAGCGTATGCACCAGTGGTGTCCTCTAGGTCACCTTCACGGAAGAAGGTTAGCGAACCGCTGAACTGAGCGAATCCACGAACCTGAACCTGGCCCTCGTCGATGATCGAACGGTCGTCGATCTTGTTCGAGTCCTGAGCACCAAGGTCGTAACCGTCCCAAGCAATAGCTGAGGTTAGTTCGATTCCGTCGTTTAGGATAGCAATGTCTGGACCTGCAAGGAATGCTGATTCGTTTGTTACGTCAGCAACAGGAACCCAGGTAACCTTTACTTTACCGTTAGAGGTCGACTTTGTGCCAACGGTTGAAGCAAGAGCTGGGCCAACGCCAGCAGTTCCAGCAGCAACAGCAACGTTAACAGCAACTTCACCAGTGGTTAGGAAACGAGCGCCTAGACGCACCATCTCGCCATCACCAATAAGCTCAGTTGGGAAGTCAGTCTTCACACCGAAGATGCTGATTTCCTGAGCTGCCTCGAAGGCTGCGTCGTGCTCAAAACCAACACGCTTGATTAGGTAATACTTAACATCAGCAGTCTTGAATAGGTCGCGGAACTTGTTGTAAACCGAAGTTGCACTTAGGTTCTCGTCGCGGAAGCCATCAAGCGAAGCCTCGTAGTTGTAGTAGGTTGGGGTGGTAACATCTGCGTTGTCAACGATCGACAGCGAGTTGTCTGACTGAGATTCAGTCTGGTTTAGTGTGTAGTCGTCAGTGACGGCCTGTGAAATGTTGAACACCTTAGTAGCGTCGGTGATTTCTGTAAGGGTAGGAGCCTTCCAGTCAGCGAACGCATCTCCGGCTGCAACGTAAATACCCACATTAGGGCGTAGCATCTTAGTAGCCATGTTTTATTCCTCGTTAGTCTCGATGGTTGGGGTTTCGCCCTCTTCGGCTTCTACCTCAACAGGTATCGCCACTGGAGCTTCTTTCTTCTGCTTCTTCTCTGGCTTTGCCGGAGCTTCAGCATCTACTGGAATGAGGTTCTTTCCCAATACAGGGTTAAGAGCATAATGCGCAGGGGCATCAATAATCTCACCAGTAAGCTTGTGTTTAAAAAGTGCCATGATGGTCCTTTCTTATCTTATACTATGATACCACATCAGTATTTACGAAAAATATGAATGTGATCTCAGAAATATATTTAATTGGTTTGATGGTGTTGTCAAATACTAGGGATCCAGCATTCGGTGCTGGAGTTAGTTCTCCAGCGTCCACCGGCTTGAAACCGGTGAGTTTGTTGAGCACAAGGTCTGCGACCTGTCGTGCTGAGCGTTCGGTTGGTCCAACACATGCGACTGTGACGTAGCTTTGCCCAAGGTCGTCACGGACGCTGGTGATTCCTCGGCCCTGGTATGCGTGTGCGTATCCTCCGTAGATTGGCACAATAAAAGGTAGCATAGTTCCGCCACTGTATTCTAGTTGGTCGTCTGCTGGTGCTGTGTTCTCGTAGACCGACTGAGGTAGCTCACGAAGCTTTGTTGTGATCTGGTCATGCACAGCGAGGAGTGATAGAGCCATTATTTAACCTTCTTGTATAGTTTGCCGAACTCTTGCATAGCGTATTTCTCCGCCACAGCTAGAGCTCTACGAGTTGCATGCATACCAACTTTGACGTTTGAGCCTGGCATTTCGGAACCATATTCTTGCATAGCAATATAATTTTTGTCTGCTGCCCAAGGGCGGAACTTTGGATTGCGCATAGAGTTTACACGCTTCTGGTATTTTGCTGATGAACGAGTGTCTCGAATACCTTTAAAGCCTGTTGGGGAAAAAGGAAAACCAAATGAAGCTTCCCACATTTTTGTTTCAGGATTCCAAACTGGTCTACTAAACTTTACGCTCTCAAACATTTTACCAGTCTCTTTACGAGCACCAAATTGGTTTCCACGCATCTTGTTAATCATCACATGCCATTGAGACCCGGTAGGTGAACCACCAAGAATATTCTTACGAGTTTCTTCCGCGCCTAGCCTTGCTGCGCGACCCATAATTCTACGGATCTTTTCGTCTTGGCTTTTAATCCAAGCTTCTGCATCGATAAGTGTTGATCTTCTAGCCACGGACTGGCCTCGATTCCTGATTCACCTCACAGGTAATACCGCGTGACCAAGAGTTTGAACTGTTGATTACGGATTTAACTGTGTATTGAAAACCTGTTAACAGAGGGTCTGCGACAGCACTTATGACGATTACTTCATATCCTGGGCGAATATCCGCCAGGGTGTTGTCCCAGTCTTCCATCAAATTCTTTTTAAGGTTGAAGAACATGGAAACGTCTTTGCCGGTCATTGGAATAAAGTCGTTGCTTGATTCAGAAATTGTGGACTGGCGTAGTGGCTGGATTCGTGCCCAACCTTCGTAAATGATTGCAGTTGATTCTGTCCAAGTGTTTGTTTCTGGGTCGTAAGTTTTGTCAATGGCGTTAGGTCTAATAATCTGAATGAGCGCAAGCCCCAAGCCATCCTCGACTGGAGTGTTGTGGCTTGTCCATTTAGGGTGCAAAACCGGACGAGTGTTTAGAGCCAATCGTTATCCCACTTTGTTGTTGGAGAAACTACCATAAAGGTTTCAAAAGAATCAACCATGTCATCCTGATTTGCTTCATCCTGAAGCATTTTAGCTTGTGCGCGAAGTTCTGCACCAAGCTTGGCTCCGTCGGTTGTGAAGTCGTAGGTTTTGATAACCTTGTTGATTAGGGCTTCAGAGGTGGCTAGGACAAGCTTGGCTTGTGCTGCGGCGCGCTTAACGTTGTTGCCATAAAGCACGAGGAATGCCTGGATTTGGGAATCCCCGAAAAGGTAGGCCGGTGTTGCTTCAGGGTCTCTCGGGTCGTCTAGTTGCTCTACGTCGGGAATTAGAAGTCGAACCTGACCTACGGCTGTTGAGTAGTCTGGTGGGGTAATGTCTGGAATGATTGCCATTGTCTAATTATACCTTATTGTTATGTGTTTTCTGAATTTTGTGGCCTCATTTGCACAGCCAGCCAATTTACAACTACTGGAGTATTGTTTGGAATAGCCACGTTATCTATTGTTTTGAGAGTTATGGTCATTGTTGTAGTTGTAACGTTAGAAACTGTGGCTAAAATATTTTTCACATCTGTAGTTAGGGTGATTATTGGTTGGTCAGCAAATGGAATTTCTGTAGTGTCTGCAACAAAACTTATGTTGTTGGTTACCTTCTCAGCAGAACCGGATCCATATATTAGCTGCCTACCTGCCACCATATTAAATGGTGTTCCGCCAATTCCAGGAGCGGCTACTGTTCCGTTTTGTATTTCTTCCTGGAGCGTGTCTTGAACTGCGGTTCCAACGTTAGATGAAGTAACCAAGGTAACCCATTCAAAATGGTAATCAACATCGCTTACTTTTGCTAAAACCTGATCTCTGCTTCCGCCAATTGGAAGTCCGATTCCATCGTTTCCATCAACACCTCTGACGACAAATCTTATAAAATCTGCTTCGTTATCAACAAAAACTTGATTATAATTTTTTCCAGTATTATAATCTGTGAATTCTCCGTTTGGGTCATAATCTTGATACCAGTTTAACTGCTCACTAACTGCGATTTCATAAGCACTTAATCCAATGTCACCTTGCGGACCAGTCGGCCCACGAGGCCCCTCAATGCCACGTTCGCCTTGAGGACCTTTTACATAACCAGCATTTGTGTCTGTAGAAAAAGAATCAGTAGCTGGGTCGTATATTCTGTATACTAAATAGCCGTCTTCTAACCTAAAAGATGCTGCATACTTGCCTTGAACACCTTGAATGCCTTGCTCGCCTTGGGGTCCTTGGTCACCAGTGTCACCCTTTTCTCCTGCTGGAATTCCAAAGTTAAGAACATTTATTTCAGAACCATAATCCCCTGTTCGCGTAATGTTCACATACGGATTTTCATAAGATTCAAGGACTGTAGCCGAACCGGCCTGAACTGAGCCAATCTCGCCTTGAGGGCCTCTTACGTAACCAACCTCTTCCCACCCAGTTCCGTCTGTTTTATAGAGACTTAATATTCCATCTTCTACATTTGCACTGGTATAACCAGGCCCACGAACATCCCCAGAAACAGATATAGATGTGTCATCACTCATGTTGAGGGTCATTGAGCCATATGCGCTAACGCTCGCGCTTTCAATGTATGGCGCATCTTGGCCGTCATAACCAACAACTCGGCCCAGATTTTCGCTAGTGCCATTATCGTAAAATAATGTAAGGTTATTGTTATAAATTTCAGCATCTTGGATTGAAACTCCAGTATCACCCTTTTGCCCCTTAAGTGAGGCGATCCACTCAGATTCAGAACCCACAAAACCATTTTGCAAAGCTACAACATAAGCTGAATCACCAGCACCAGAACCCGGAGCACCCTGTGGACCACGAGGACCTTCTGCGCCTTGAGGACCCGGAGGGCCGCCAGGAGTTCCTGGGGGCCCTTCTGGTCCTTGAGGGCCAACGTCGCCCCTGTCGCCCTTTACATACAGCACACCATTGGAATCTTGCAAAGGCATAGCGCTAGTTAAATCAATGGTTTCTCCAGCCTCAACACTGAATGAGTAAGAAGGGATTGGCCTTGTCGGCACACCGAGTTCGTCGGTTAGGCGGAAGTCTACCGTCCATGTCCAGTCGACGGGGTTGTTTTCTGCAATGTTAGTCGCTAAAAGTTTTACCCCAACAGAATCGTCGATTCCTAAAATATTTCCGCCTGAATCAAGCTGGCATTCAACGGTCGCTGGCAGGAATGTTAAGTCTTCTTCTGCGTTTACGATGAAAGCTGGGGAGGGGGTGAAGAGGACTGTTCCGCCCGCAGCAACCCAGTCAAGATCAGAGTTTTCATCAGAGCCGTCGGTGTAGGCAAGTAAGAACCTGCCAGTGACGGTCCCGTAAGCGTTTTGAATTGGCGGGTTTACCATTGTTACACCTGTGCTATATCAGCTAAGTCTTCTGTGGTTCCACCAATAACATGGAATGAGAACGAGTCTACTCCACGGGTTGGGATTCCTTCAGCGTCAGTTAGTCTGAAGTCTGCTTGCCAAGTCCAGTCGCTCGGCACATTGTTTTGATTGTCTGTTGCTAAAAGCTTTACGTTAATGTAACCCTGAGCATCTAACTGTGCTTCAACAGTGGCCGGCATAAATGTCACATTCAGCGTAGAGTTCTTCAAGAAAGCCGGTGACGGAGTGAATAGGACAGAGCCCTTACAAGCAACCCAGTCAAGATCGGTATCACCATCTGGCCCATCAGTATAGGCGAGCAAGAACCTTCCGGTTATTGTGCCGTAGGTTATGTTTTGATTTGAGGGCTGATTTGTGATAGTCATACACTAATTATACCTTACTTAGCTTCTAAAGCTTCTAGTCTGGCAGTCAAGTCCGCAATTTGTGTTGCCTGGTGTCGGGCAACAGCCTGTAATGCAGTAACATACATGCTGTAATGAATACCCTCAATTGAACCGTTTTTACCGTAGTCAACTAGCTGAGTTAAACCTGCATCATGCAAGTCTTCAGCAATCATACCTAGCTCGATTGGGGCTTGGTCGCCAAGTTCTTCAACTGCGCTAATGTATCTAAAGAACTTTGGTTCGATCTCTAGCACGGCGTCGACGTTTATTTCGGCCCCTGTAATGTCTTGTTTTCTTTCACGGCTTGACGAGGCGTAACCGAAAACACCAGCAGAGCTCATCCACATGGCGCGACGAGTGGTAGTAATTTCGTTTGCGTAGGTGTCGTTGGAGTCTAGTAGCCCACCGAACTGAACTGTTCCACCACCAGAACCATTTAGAACGAGGGTCGCACCAACACCGTTAGTTAGGACCTCAATCTCGTTATTATCAATTCTTAAGTTGGTGCTAGAAGTTTCACCGATCTGGAAGTTGTGGTCTGTAGATGTTGCTGAAAGGTCTACAGCTGGGTTTAGTCTAATCCTAGAAGCGTTTACAGAACCGCCAAGAGTTAAATCGCCACCAGCATTAAATGTTACACGAGTATTTGTGCCTTCAATAAAGCGCAAGTCTGGTGTGCTAGTTGAACCAAAAGCGTCAATACCCCAAGCCATTTCATTGTCCAGTGCACGAGCAAAGTCAAGTTGTCCACCTTCAGAGGCGGAGTTGGTGCGGTGAAGCTTTGCATCAACGTTAGGCATGATGCCGGCTTCTTCAAGGGTCTTGTTTTCCCACAGGTTAGAAGCAGTGCGTTGGATTACTTCACCAGTTGCTGGCGAGCTAATCAGAACATCATGCAGCTCATTCAACTCGAAACCGTTTTGAGGCTTAACAAAGATCTCACCATTGTTAGAGTTTGACCTTGTAACAACACCGATGAATACGAGATGTGCTGGTGCGACTGGCTTGTTTGCCAAACCATAAATTAGGTTGCCATTGGTCCCAAGCCACACAGGGTCGCCAGCTGTGGCTGTAGATGTGTCAAGTCCGGAAAGTAAACCTTCAGCGATTAACTTCACTTTAGCGTTAGTTGAACCACCTAGTTCAAGCAATCCCATAGTCTTTGAAGATGTGGCCTCCGAAGCGTTAGAAGCCTTAGAGACAATCATGTTTGTGCCGTCAGCAGAGCTTACATAAACAGCTTGACCTTTAGAAATTGATTCGCCCAGTTTAACTTCGTGCTTAACTTGCGAAGTCCAGTTGGCGTAGTTGTCAATCCAGGTAGTGCTGTAGTCTGTTCCGTCAAGCTTTGCAAGGATTTGTCCAGCATCTCCGCCGGTTGGAATACCAACGCCAGGGTCGCCTTGAGGCCCAGTTGCACCATCGGCACCGTCGGCACCTGCGGATCCTGTAGGACCAGTTTCGCCTTGAATGCCTTGCTCCCCTTGAATACCCTGTGGACCCGTAGGCCCAGTGGGGCCAGTGGCTCCAGTTTCACCTTGCGGGCCTGTGGGACCTGTAGCGCCGTCTGCGCCATCAGTTCCGTCAATTCCATCCGCACCAGCTGGTCCAGGCTCGCCTTGAGGCCCCTGAGGGCCTGTTTCACCAGTTAAACCGTTCTCGCCCTGGACACCTCGCTCACCCTCCGGCCCCTGTGGGCCAACCAAGCTAGCAAGCCACTCAGTCTCAGTGCCTGTGAACCCTTCAACCTGCGCAACCTGATAAGCACTAAGTCCAGTTAGTCCATCTGATCCAGCCGGTCCTTGAGGACCAGTCGCACCTGTCGCACCAGTAGCCCCAGTCGCACCTGTCTCGCCCTGGATTCCTTGGGGACCAGTAGGCCCCACTTCACCCTGTGGACCAGTAGCACCAGTTGCACCTGTAGCTCCGTCAGCTCCGGGTTGTCCATCTGCACCATCAGCTCCCGCTGGGCCCTGAGCCCCATTCTCACCTTGAATACCTTGAATACCTTGCTCACCCTGAATACCCTGCTCTCCTTGAGGCCCTTGCGGACCAGTTTCACCTTGCGGACCCTGCGCGCCATCAGCGCCATCAGCCCCATCAATACCAGGCTCACCCTGCAAACCCTGTGGCCCAGTCGGACCGGCAGGACCTTCCGGCCCCTGTGGCCCAGTCGGACCAGGTGTGCCAGTAGAAGAAGTAGAGTCTCCCCCACCACCGCCACCGCCACCAATAGGACGCTTATCAAGCTTCTTAATTTCGCGCTCGACAGTATCGGCCCAGTCTTGCGACCCGCCTGGAAGATTATTGTCTGGAAAGATTATCATCCTCCAATTCTACCACAAAAAAGCGCCACCCTGGAGTAAAAACTCAACAGGGTGGCAGTCGCGAAGGAGGCGCGCGACAATACTATTATAGCAGGTAAAAGAAAACCCCCACCGAAGTGGGGGCTTTCATTGTGAAGCTATTAGCTAGCGGCACCAGTCGAAGCGATGGTTCCGGTTGGAAGCAAGAAGCCACCAGTAGCAATGTGACGGATTCTCATCTCGAAGTCGTCGTTGTCGAACGAACCTTCGCGAGCTGGAACCTGGCCACCACCAAGGTATAGACCCGAGTTTGCCTTCACGCGAAGCTCTGGAGCTTCGTGTCCGCGTAGGAAACCAAGAACGATACCTGGGTTGATTGTGTCCGAAGGCACAGGTAGCAAGAACCACATCTTGTCAGCGTTGCTGTTGTTGTAGATCTTCTTAATCCAAGGGTTTACAACGATCTGGATCGAAGAAGCAATTGGGTTACCCGAAACAGTCGAAGTAACAGTGCTTCCCGAAGTGATCTCGTTGCGAACCTGCTGGATAGCAAGGATCTTCTTAGCAGTTAGCTCAAGAGCCTGTGGCACAACAAGCACGAAACGGCTTAGAGGTGTTACAGAGTTACCATTGTAGGTCTGAACGTTTGCTGCGGTGATAGCTGCCTCAAGAGCCTCTAGCGATAGAACTGGGTTGCCCGAAAGCAAGTTCTGGTTACCAGACTTGAAGTTGTCGGTGTTTAGACCAGAAGCGCCAACAAGCTGCTTCGTAACTTCTTCGTCTTCCTTGCCAGCAGCCTTGCGGGCTAGCTCCAAAGGTAGACGCTCTAGTAGCGAGATGTTGCCATCGTTAACGATTGATTCCCATGAGAAACGAACGCGCGAACCGGCCTTCTTCACAGAGAACTCAGCCTCTGAGAAAGAGAACCAACCAGCGGTAGGATACTCGTCGTATTCGCCAACAGTTGGAAGCGAACCATTGCGGAACTTGTCGCCAGCGTTGTCAAGACCTTCGTCTTCGTAAGCTAGGTTCATGTATTGCTGTGGGCGGAAGTCATCAACAACAAGCTTGGTAGCGAAAGCGTCCCAAACCTTTGGCTGCTCTGCATAGTTTGCAAGCATAATCTTGTTGATGGTTGGGGCAAGCTGAACTGGCAGGTCAGAGGTAGAGATACCTTCCTGTAGCTTTAGCTTGTCCATGCGGTCACCGCGTAGAGCACCTTCGAGGAGCTTTGCGGCTTCAACCTGGCGGGTTGTAATGTTTTCAGTCATTTTTACCTATCCTTAGTTCTGGTGTAGGCGAACGACTACATAGCCGGTGCCTGCCTTGATAGCGTGACCAATAAGCTTGTTGCTTGTGCTGGTAGTGGTAACAACGCCTGCGCTGCTAACATATACCTTTGCACCAACAGAAATTGTGTCTTCGGTTTCTAGTTTGAATGCGCCAGTAAGCTTAAGGGTAGCGTAAGTGTTGCCATCCTCGCCTTCTTTTGCGTCGTGCTCGGCAATACCAACAATCTGACCAACCTGAACTAGATCTCCCGAAACAACGGTGTCTGCTACAGGAAAGACCAGGCTATTAGCTACTGCATAAATCTCGTTAAGAGCCATGATTTACCTTTCTTTACTTACCAAGCATACGAGAAACAACGCTGTCGAAGTCCTCTGCTAGGGTTGTGGTTGACTTTGCAGCCGACTCGTGGACAACGCCAGCGGTCTCGGTAGCAACAGGGGTGATAGCTTCTGTCAACGAAGCAGCGTAAGCCTTTTCGCTTTCAAGTAGCTCGTCAAGTGACTTGACGTTGGTCTCAACGCTAAGAGCCTCAGCTACACGCTGAAGGGCAATCTTAGGTAGACCTGATTCGTTGAACTTCTCTGCAATGTCTAGTGCGCTAAGAGCAGGAACTTCCTGGCCCTCTTCGCTCTCGACAGGCTTTGCAGCTTCTACCAACACCGAGACAGACTCGACTACAGGTAGTAGTGCCTCAACGAAGGCAGTTTTGAGGTCAGCAATTGCTGCATCAAATTCTTCCTTAGTAATGGACATACCATTTCCTTCCGTTAGTGATTCGGTAACTTCTGTTAACGATTCTCTTGTGTAACTTTCGAGGAGAGTAAGAAACTTACCCCCAGCTCCGGCTACGGTGACAACATCGACGCTAGTCAAAGGATCTTCAATCAGCGACTCGACGATAGGGCCTTGTCGACCCTCTGCTTCTCCAAGCTTGGCATCGCCAAAAGCGTGGATCGACAAACCTACATCTCCAGCCATCTCACGGATAACCGGAGCGTAACTAGAGTAAAATTCAATATCTGCAAAAAGAGCATTCTCTTTAAAAACTGCATCGCTTACAAGTTTACCAGCAAGCTTCTGCACATCACGCTCAGGGCGGTCATTTAACCCAGGGTGATTCATGAAAACTTTTGTGCCAGCTTTAAAAACAGATGGTCCATCCGCTTCTAGCACAGACGCAGGGTAATAACCTGAAGAACCCCAGCCTGCCTCAATGATCTTGACGTGCCATTTCTTCTTGGTTTCACTGGCCTCGAAGCCAAGTGATTCACTAAGCTTAACGGTCATAAAAACTCCAATACATAAAATGTTTTTCTATATGTAATGATACCATACTCTTTTTTTATGCGGTTGGGTTGCCGTCCATATCGCGGAGTGTGTTATCGCTGTTAGACATTTTACCAACAGCACCAGACTGGCCTTGACCAGAAGAAGCCGGAGTATTGTTGTCGCCAGAAGAATCTTGCTGGCTGTTAGCGTTAGCTTCAAGACCATCAAGCTTAGACTGAGCCATTGGCGAAATACCCTTGTGCTGTGGCACAACATCCAACTCGTCCAAAACAGCAGAACGGTATTCGTCTTCCCAAAGGGCCCCAGCCTCATAAGCCAACGAAATCGCTTGGATCTGACGGTAAGTAGCTTCCTGCTCCATCTTAGGCCATTTCACACCAGACTTAGCACTAGCACCAAAGAACTTCAACACGCGACCAAACAACTGCTCCCAAATCTTTTGACGAGCCTGCATAGCCTTAATGGTTGGAACATCCAAAGTCTGTGCAGTTCCGTAAGCACCAGACGAACCAGGATCCGACATAAGCGTAACAACAGAAACCTCCAAAGCAGAAGCCACCATAGCAGCCAAAGCGCGACCACTACCCAAGTCGACACTGTTAGAACGAGGCAAAGCATTCAACTCCATGTCCGAACCAGTAATAGCCATCGAACCAGCAGCCTGTGGCGTAGCAATCGAAGCGGCAGCTTGTGTCGCACCGTTACGGCTCTTAGCTTTCAACTGCCAAGCAAACATAGCCAACGACTTTAGAATGCGAGAACCATCCTTCAAATACTCGTTATAAGCGTGAGCCCAAGGATAAGCAGAGATAGCGTCAGGCACACCCCAAATAGTTCCAGCGCGTTTGTTAACCGCAGAAGTAAACATTACCTTAGTAGGGTCAACCGGCACACCCTCAATCGAAGAAGGGAAACGACCCATAGGAGTGTAAAGGTCAGAAGGATACCAAGCCGAAACCTGAACAGGTTTGCCACCATTCTCAGGGTGACGAGTCCAAGAACGCTTGTAATAGCGCACAAACTCCATGTCATCAGGGTCTGTAACCCAGCCAGTGATCTCGTTAAACGGAATGCGCTGAAGGTTTTTGTTGCTCATGTTACCTAGAATAAAAAACTGTCCAGCAGTAAAATGTGAGTGCTCATTAATCGCCATCGCCTGCGAACTGAACAAAACAGCCTGATTTTGAGGAGACTCAATAAGTTCCTTAACACGAGCCGAAATGTTATCAAATTCGACCCCCTTACCAAAAACATAGCTTGTGCGAAGGCCCAAACCGCGCTTTAACAGCGGGTTACCATCCACACGCTCAGACAGCTCTTTAGCGATATCGTGCAACGCACCAAGGCTAAAAGCGTCTAATTCAGTGGCAAGTTCACCCAAAGGCGTCCAACCCTGGTCATCAAGAGCCAAAATAGCTCGTGCCATGTCGTTGTAAGACTCGTCAAAAAGGTCCGGATTTGTCAAAATAAGCTCCAAAAAGTTAAAATATCTACTATTATTCTACCACGTCCACGAGTTGTAGAAAGGAAAACGCGAATCCATCATGTCAGCATCCATCAAAACCCTGTCACCAGGGCGAGAATTAGCAAACGGCGAACCCAAAAGCTTAGACATATCCAACGCCGCATACATGGCAGAGTCCAAACGGTCAGGAGACTTCATACCCCTAGAACGCATGTCATCCTTAGACTCAATCTGAATCGAACCCTTAGCACTAAACTTGTATTTAATGCCCATCATCTCGTCCAACAAGTCCTTGTCATCCAAATCCAAATCGATCCTGCCCATAATCATGCCCTCACGCAAAGAATCATAACCAGCGGCACGGGCATTCAGCCAACGAGTGTTATCAGGTGAAGCCGCCGAACCAATAATGCTAATAACAATATATTTGTTATCACACATAGTCGCCAACATATCCACAACCGGCGCACCCAAACCGGTAGCATCCACACGAACCTCAGTCGCACCCAAAGCCACAGCAGCCTCGTGGACGCGGTTAGCCGACTCAACAGCGTTAGCTTTGTTCCATGTCGCATAATGGCGCAGAAGGCCCCCTCTGTTCGTGTAAATCACCGAATCGTCATCACCGAAGCGCGCCAAGTCCACACCCAACACAACCGGAATGTTCATATCCTCTTCGATCTCCAAATCCACAGCCTTATCAATAGCCTGCTGACTAAAAAACGTGGTGTCATCCTCTTCAGGGAACTCAGCCAAAATTTTAGAACGGTAACGAGCCGAATCCTCACCCCACGCAATTTTTTGACGATCCACCCACGTCGGTTGAATCAACAACGGCGTCAAATTCTCTGGAACTTTTTCCCCAGTAAAATTCGGTGTATCAAACGCAGAAATCTGAATTTTATTCCAAGTCTCGTCCTCACGGAAAATGCGGTGAAACTCTGTGCCACGACGGTCCGGGTTACCAATCGCTAAAACACGCGAGTCAGCAGTAGTAGTAACAGCTTCAGCAGCAGTATACAAATCAGTAGGGATACCTCCAGCTTCATCAAGAACCACCATAACGTATCGACGGTGAATACCCTGGAAGGCAGAAACAATATCGGTGTCAGCAGGACGACGACCAAAACCAACCAAAGTTCCATACTCATCGTCCAACTTCCATTCCTCAGACTGGTTAATGTGCCCAGGCAAATTAAACCCACGCAAAGCCGCAGCCTTATGGTTATCCTTCAACTCACGAAACAAAACACGCGCAATCTGAGGATACGTCGGAGCCGAAGCAATCAACGCCACCTCATACGGATCATGCACCGAAACCCACCAAGCACCAGCCATACCCGCAATAGCAGACTTGCCAGCACCATTACAAGACACAACAGCAGTGTGCGTATTGTCAACAAGGGAACGCATAATATCAGCCTGCTTAGACCACACATGCTTACCCAACACATCCGCGCACCAAGCCACAGGATCCGTCAAATACAAAGAATTCTTAGAACGGCGCTGAATATCAGCAACCACCCCATCAATCACACCATCAATCATCTTCAGCCATCAACTCATGCTTAGCCAACAAAAGCCCCTCACCAACAAGCGCATCCAACTTATCCGAATCAACATCCGGATACTGCTCCTTCAACTGCCTCTTAGCAAACCCCAAAGCCGAATCCATAGCCCTTAGCAAGATACCCTGCTGAAACTCAGACAAACGCAACACCTGCTCATCCAACTGTGCCTTCTGCGAATCCAAACGCCGACCCAACTCAGTCAACGTCTGCAACAACAACCTAGCACTCGTCGGATCCTTAAACTCAATCGCATTCTGCTGCAACGAATTCTTCAACTCATTCAACTCATGCACCAACAACTGCCTCTGCTCAACCTCAGACCACACATCCCTTCTAGCAAGGATGTTCTTCACATGCACAACAGCCTGCGCAGCCGGAATACCCGTCAAACGCTCAATCTCCTCACCAGACTTACCCGAAGCCGCAGCCCGCAACAAAGTCTCGTCAAGTAAACTAATCTCGCCTCTAGCCATCTTCTACTTCTCTAACAACTTATCCAGCTTCTCATGCAAAAGCTTAACCTCATTAAACACAATAAACACCATCTCCGCCAACTCATTCAAATCAACAGCATCCTCAGACGTCTCCTCAACATCCTCAGCATCATCAGTAATTCCTCTAGACACGATTAAACCTCCTGGCCTTCCTCTGGTTTTTATTTTTCTTACGACGCGAAATTTTTTCCGGCTTAGAAACCGAAGACGGATAAATCTCAGCTGAAGTTTTAACCTGATTCAAAGTTAAAAGCATCCGCTGAGACTGAGTTAACCCAACCACTCCAACTCCTCATTCAAACACTGCACAGCCACCTGCACCAAAGACCAAAACGGAACATCCGCCGTAGCCTCAAAAAACACAACATGCTCATCATTAAAAGTCGCCACATAAACAATCGACTCATCACCCTCATCATAAGCGGCAAGGTGAAGAGAGATCGGCTCATCCGACCAAGTAGCATCAATAAAAATATTCATACACACATCCTACCACACCATTTTCACAAAACAGCTTCCGATACGCATGTGGGGGGAGAACACTACCTTATTTATCTTTTCGGCTAATAAATTGAAGTCTTTGATACCACACTGGAGGGCTGGCGGATGCGAGCGTCGCTGGCGGCGTGAGTAGACGACAATTGGCCGAATTAGGAAAAGGCCGATAACCGAAGGGGGAGTTCGATTACCGGCTTTCCTGTCTAGCGTGAAGGGGGGGTTACGCTAGAAACTTGCGAACAGCGTGGGCTGTTGCGGCGATTGTGGTGAGTAGCATGATTGTTAGGCTTGCGGTGAAGAACATGTTTCCGTGTTCTAACGCTTTGGCTATGCTGGTTTCGCCGTCTTGTAGTTGGCGGGCTATGCTGTCGTTGTTGGCTTGAACGAACCATGCGAGCGTGAGTGTGGTTGTCCACATTAGGATTAGCGTTTTCATTTTACGCCTTTCTGCTTAGTGCTAGTTGTCCGATTGGGCTTTCGATTTCTGCCCAGTGTCCGCTTGCGTTACATTTGATACATGCTTGGTTCTCTGGTAGTTCGTTGTAGGTGGTTGAACACCATACGCAAATGATAGTTTCGATACACTTGGTTCCGT